CACCAAACTCGCATACGTCATCTCAACGGCCATGACAATTCCTTACTTTGCGGCTACGCCCTTGTGCTTCTCAAAACTGCGCATCCCGCCAAACCCAAGTAGTCCAGCAAGTAAAGTCATGAGCTGCTCAACTTGAAGATCCGGTGGCGGAGCCAAACCTGCAGGAATCCATTCTACTCCCTGCCCGAACGCCCAAACCCATTGCATTAAGGGGTACCCGAGGAATTGGTAAGCGAGGCCAAGCACCCCAATCCAACCGACAGCAGGGCGCCAGCCAGAGACAAATAGGCTACTACTCGCCGCTTCAATCTTATTGACATCAACTTGCGCGAGGTCTGTAGTCTGGTCAATGCGCTTTTCCTCAAGGTCCAGTTTCCGGTCTTCCAGCGCCATCTGGAGGCGTTCTTTATCCGTTGTATATAACGAGTCCGCAACCTTGCCAACGCCTTCAATGATGCTTCCTATACCAATAAGATCCATCAGACGTTCTCCGTTCTCGCAAGTTCAGCCTGCGCTCTTGCTGATACTGCGTCTTTAATCGAATCAAATAGACCAACATGAGTAGGCTTGCCTTGTTTACTAATCTGCACAACCCATTTGTTTGAGGCTTTGTGCCAAGACACGCCTTGAACACCACTTGTGTTATCGCTACGAACTGAAGCATTCTGGGCGTTTAGTTCCGCTGACGCCAACCTAGGATTACAAATTCTGTTGTCCGACCGATTTCGGTTGATGTGGTCAAGCCATTCAGTTGGCAGAAACCCGTGAACGTACAGCCACGCTAGCCTGTGTGCTTTGTATAAAAAACCGTTGAGCCTAATAACCAAGTAGCCTTCTTCGCTCAAATGACCGCACGCTTTTCCCGGATACATACTATTAAACACTCTTTGACGCCGTTCGCTCTTAAAATGCTCTAGGGGTCTCACTTTCCAAAAAAACGCTCCCGTTTTTGGGTTGTAGTCCAGACAATCTTTAATGTACGTTTGCGTCAAATCCATTATTTCAAACCTTTAAGAGTGCGGTTGACCCAGCCTAATAAGAATTTGGACTGATTGCGGTTCTTGTTGCAGATGTCAGCGTAACGGGTGATCTTAGCTAGGGCATAGGATTTCTTGAACGATTCGGGTTCAGCATTGTTGAACTTCTGTAACGTAACAGGCCCAACCGCGCCGTCTGGGGTGGCACCAACAATCAACTGTGCCAACTTAACCGCAACCCCCATGCCAGTGTTTACGCCGAAGTTGAAAACCGATTCTGCAACAACTTGGTTCGTAATCTCATCCCCTCTAAGACGATCCCAAAACTCAGTCTTATAAAATCCACGCACCATTCCAGTAAGGAGCGGATTGTTGATTTCTTTGTGGTCGATGAGGTTCCATCCGCCCCACTGAGGGTTTTTGTTTCGTGCAATCCCAGCATAGGTCATCCCACCCGTATCACCGGGGACTGTGTGTAAAACGTAGCCGCCCTCGTCGCGGATCATTTGCTCAAAGGCGGCGTTGAAGTCAGCCATTTTGCTTGTCCTTCATCTTGTTGATGATCTCAAAGGCGCTCTTTACCTTTTCCTCAAGCACGGCAACCCTCAGATCAAGCTTTGACAGCACGACGATGAGCGTGACAAGTCCCAGCAATACCGGCCAGGCTTTAAGGAAAAGTTCAGCAATTTCCATGTCCGCCCTTTAATTTGGCCCCGGCAGATCACCACCAGGGCCCTGTTCTTACTCGTCGTCTTCTTCGCCGTCCTCGCCCTCTTCTTCTTCAGCCTTGTCTGCAATCTCAAAATGAGCAGACACCTGAGCATCAAACAAACGGGTCAAGGTGAACTCACTGATGCCATTCTCAGCGGCAACCGCAAAAGCAACAGAAAACAGAGAATTCAAGGCCTCGAGCGGCGTTGAACCATCAATAACCTCAATGATCAAATCGTCCATGAAAACCCCCTAGAATTGATTGGGCAAGCGCCCGAGGGAATTTTACACCAAGGAAAACTCACCCCTGGAACTTTAATATGATCGTCACAAGCAGGCCAATAATAGCCCCGGCGCCTGTAATAAATACCTGCTCAAGCCGCTTGATTCGTGCGTGAACGCCTCGCATCTCTTTCTCAATACCCTCGTACCTGACGGCGCACACATCAACGTGGGCATCAATTTTGTGATCAATGTCTGATACGGTAACCATATTAGTCAGCTCACGGGATTGTGGTTAAGGTATAAGTAGCTGATGCGTTAGATACTGACGCAGCGAAATTAGTTTCTGCGGCAGTTGTTGAAGCAAACGAAATCGGCGTAGAGGTAAATGTATATGTCACAGAGGAAAACGTTTTTGAAATATTTGCATAAGTAACAGTTGACGCGCCCGCGGTGTAGGTCCCAGTCAACGAACCATTATTTGGAACGGAAAACAAAACCGAATGGGTGCCGAAGGTCGAAGAGCGTAACTGTACGCAAATAGAGTTGTTCAAATTGTTTACAGTTATGGAGGCCACGGCAGCAGTACCCATACCACTATTAAAAAAACTTCTTTGCCAAATAATGTTGCCGCTATTGCTAACTTTTAATAGAACGCCAACATTATTAGTTGAGTCATACCCCCCCGCATAAATGTTGTCTGCGCTATCTACTGCAAGGCAAGTAAAAAGCGAAGATGACAGGGTTCTAGCCCATACAAACGTTCCGGTGGTGGCATTTAATTTAACGACAGCAGAGGTTGAGCCGACCGCATAAACGGCACCGTTGGATTCAACAGCTTGGGAAACTCTTGTAAGACTAGAGCTTGCGGACCTCCACAAGAATGAAATGTTTGAGTCGACCTTTGTTAATCCAGTGATGTTTCCGTTAAAGGTATCACCCATGTATGCTGTGTCGCCGCTTCCCCCTCCGACAAAACGCGGGACCCCACTAGTGTTATTGTATCTTTTTTTTGCAGCTATTGTGGTTCCGGATAGCTTAAAATAATACGCATTTCCAGTTGAAAGTGTGCCAGAAAAAAATATACTACCAATTTCCGACGATACTATGCTGTTAAAAAAAACTCCGGTGGAAAAAGAAACGAAAGCGGAGGAATAATAAATGTTTCCGTCGCTGTCTAACAATTCAATTGACGGAGGGGCAGTGACAGGGCCACCTCTATCGCCAACTAACCCAATCAAATTTGAGCTTGACGCAATAGTTCTCTCAACGTCTACATTAGCTCCTGATTGGTTGAGGACGTTCTTTTGCCAAATAAGTGTGCCGTCTGGTCCGATCTTCATAATCAAACCATCATCATCACCGGCATAAATGTTGTTGTTTGAGTCGCTCGACATTGGCTCAGTGAAAACACCAATCCGCGACATCCATCCGGTACCAGAGATGCCAGTTATGTTATAAAAGTCACCAAATCCTCGAGCGGACGCGGCACCTAGTGTTGCAAGTACAGGCATGATTAGGCAAACCTAATCTGGGCAGCCAATACCGTATACGAGGACGGCCCTGTACGGATAATGGTGTAAGTGTATACGTCGATGCTGTTTGCATTACCCGATGTAGGCGCCGTTCCACCCTGCCACCTTAATGCAGCAGGAGCCGCTCCATCAATTGTCACCGCTGACCCGCCAACCGACAATGCGCTGTTATAGGCGCTAGTTACCGCGCCAATCTGGGCAAGAACGGCAACAGTTACCGATTGCCCCTGGCTCATGAAGGAACTTAGGGGGGTCCCGCTGCTCGCACGGAAGTTAAGCGACCAAGGATTTGTTGTGGCGGTGTTATAGAAGATTACCGACTGAGTAGCAATGTCAATGTTGATTGCGCCAGATATTGCTGAACCCGTAACCGTGCAGGCCTCGAGTGCATTGTCCAAGATCATGGACGGGACGCTGCTTGACCCGGCAAATGTCTGTGTAGCGGTGAAGGTTCCCGCATTCGAAAACCGAGGGACCACTGTGGTGTCAATCGCCACGCTGCCCGTTCCGGTGATCGTCGTGAAGCTCATCCCGGTGCCGGCGGAGACGCCCGTGACGGGGTTATCCCATGTAAAGGCGCTGCCGTTGTATTTGAGGTAGCTCGATCCCGTAGGGGCGTCAATGAAGGTGGTGCTGCCAACGTTGCTCTGGTAGGGGATCTTGTTTGTTGCGCCGCCCGATAGATTGGCAACTGAACTAACAGATCCTGGGGTCGTCCATGCCGGGATCTGTGCCGACGTTAATGTCAGAACTTGTCCACTAGTGCCGGCAGCCAAGAATGTTGTTGTGCTTGAGGCTGATTGATACGGCAAAGACCCCGCAGCTCCGCCCGTAATATTGGCAACGGACGACGGGAAGCTCAATGTACTCCAAGCAGGAATCTGGCTTGAATTCAACGTCAGAATCTGGCCACTAGTCCCCGGCGCCAAGAATGCGGTTGCGTTAACGGCAGACTGATACGCAAGAGCCCCAGCCGTGCCGCCAGCCAGGTTTGACGCTAGGGTTGATGTGCCGGCCGTGGTCCATGTAGGAACGCCGCCTGAGGACATTGTGAGGACAGTGCCACTAGCCCCCGCGGCAAGGAAAGTAGTAGCTCCAACGCCTGATTGGTAGGGGATAGAGCCGGCCGCGCCGCTTGCTAGGTTGGTCGCGGTGCTAGCAGTCCCAGCAAGCGAGGCGGTGATGGTTCCGGCCGCAAAGTTGCCCGATGCATCGCGCTTGACGATTGTTGAGGGAGTATTGGCGTTCGTCGGGGTAATCCAGGTAGGGGCCCCTGTGCCATTAGAACTCAATAGATCGCCCGTGGTGCCTACCGCAGTAAAGAGATAGGTCGTAGCTCCACCATAAGCAATCCCGCCCTGTGTGAGCGTTTGTATGCCTGTCCCGCCCGTGTTTACCGGAAGAGGGTTGGTTGCGGCCGCCTTCGTTGCGATCGTCTGCAGGCTTCCGGAGTTATCCTTATAGAAAAGCTTCCCGTCGGTGATGTTGATGGCAAGTTCACCCGCCGCCAGGTTTGTAGTAGACGGTGTGGCTCCGCCGTTAGCACTGTAATAGAGCTGGATCGGGGTGAAGGTTGCCTGTGCCATGTTTACACCACCGGGCAGACAACGTTGAGCAAAAATCGACTTTGAATATATTTTTTACTCATCGTTAGCCACCCAAGATAGTGTTGGTTCATCCCAGTAGTAACGCTGACCATCAACAGGCATCGCAACGGGGGCATCCCACTGGCAGGTTTCTTCGTTCAAAACCCATGACGGGAACGGCTGCGGAGGAATAAACGCATTACGCATTGAATCGTATGTGTAGCCGATGCCAGCGTAATTTTTGCGGAATCCGTCCGTGCGTGAACGCTTGCAGACTTGCCCACGAAACTCACCGTACCATTGTTCCCAATCGGTGTTATCTGAGCCTTGTTCTTTACCGGGTATGACTTGAGTTACAACATTATTTTCATCAAGGTAAGCGTAGTAATCCATGATTATTACCAAGTGATAGTGCCGTTACCGGCTGTAAATTTGTAAACTTTATAGCCAGATCTGCTTGTGGTGTCTAAAGTGAAAGTAAGACCACTAATAGTCGTTATATTTGCAAATGTATTTGGATAAGCGATAATTACTACACCAGCAGAACCATTTCCGCCATTATTGTTCTCAAGGCCTCCACCGCCGCCGCTTCCTCTATTAGCTGGTGATGCTGCTGACCCCGCCCCTGATGATGACCCGTTTCCTCCAATGGAAGATCCACCAGTTCCAGCAGTTGGGTTGTTGGCATTTGTTCCACCGCCGCCGCCACCACCATAGAAATAATTGTTGCCGTCTATGTTGTTTTGAGTACCAGCACCGCCGTTACCGCCTACAGACGCTCCTATACCTGTTCCATTAGCACCCACCTCTGCACTACCGCCACCACCGCCACCAGCAGCATAGGTTGGAATTGAAGCTGTTGCTACGCCACCATTGTTACCTTGAGACGGGGATGTGCTTGGTGTATTTCCTTGACCCGGTAATGTGTTTGCTGTGTGCGCGTTACCACCCCCAGAACCTCCATTGGCTCCACCTGAAGATCCGGGCGCTCCAGTGAAACCGCCGCCACCTCCGCCGCCAGTCGATGTAATGGTGCTAAATACAGAATCAGAACCTGAATTTCCTGTTTTTGACCCAGACGTTCCACCAGCACCAAACGAGCCAACAGTTACTGTGTAACCAGTGCCTGCCGAAACAGCAAACGATGCAGATGTTCTATAACCACCGGCAGCGCCGCCGCCACCAATGCCATAACCGCCACCTCCACCACCAGCAAGCACCAAGTATTCAACAGAAGTTGGGGCTGTTGGTGCAGCAGGTTTCCCGCCCAACACAGCAAGCATAATCCCACTCATGACACGTTGCCCGTTAGCACACAGTTGGTTGCGTCAATAAACAGAACGGTGCAAACGCCGCGAGTTGCCAGCGTTGCAGAAGTCACCGTTGTGTTACTTCCAGCAATTTTGGTTGTTACCGCAGAACAAGTAATTGTCAAGTTACCAGTCGTGTTGTTGTACAAAGAAACGGCATCACCCGCAGCAAAAATAGATGCAGGGACAGTTACGCCAGCAGCAAGCGGTAAAAATTTACCAACGTCTGCCGCTACAAGTGTCCCAGTTGTTGCGCTAGAAGGAATGTTCAAATACCCAAGAGTCACCGCGTCCGTAGCCGGTAGCGTCTGGGTAAGTGTGCTTCCAGTATTAGCCGATTGCAACACCGAGGTTCCAGCCCCACTAGCATTGCCTTGAAGTTTGATTGCGCTCATGATTAAAATCCTTTAATAAACAGTTACAACCCAAGCCTGTCCTGTACCTACGGTTACTGCGTATCCGGTAGCTACTGACACCGGCCCAACACTAAATCCATTAGTGTTGCTAGTCAGCGTGTAGTTTTGACTTATAACAATTTGCGATTCAAGAATTGGACCGCCCCCACTAGCAGGAGTAGCCCAAGTACCGTCGCCTCTCCAAAACGTCGTGCTAGATGCTGACGTTCCGCTATTGAGGTTTGTAACTGGCAAATTGCCGGTAACTTGGCTTGCAAGGTTGACGTTAGCTAACGTGCCGCCGAGTGTTAAATTGCCTGTGCTAGTAACAGTTCCGGTAAGTGTAATGCCGTTTACTGTTCCCGTGCCGACAACAGAAGCTACTGTGCCGGAGTTGCCCGCATAAGCAAGACTGTTCCAAGCAGTTGTGCCGTCACCAAACTTTTGTTTTCTGGTGTCGGTTTCAATTCCAACCTCGCCAGCAGCAAGCGTTGGGTTGGCACTAGCCCATTGCGCGGCAGTTCCGTTTCTGGTTTGAATTTGCACCGGCATTATGGTGCCCCCCCATCAATTGGCGATATAGCATTATAACTAGAAGATGGTGTTCCGCCATCAAGATTGGGACTTCCACCGCTTTGGGGTACCCAAGACAATGTGCCAGATCCATTGGTAGACAGCACTTGAGATGACGCGCCATCCACGCCCGGCAACGTCCAGGTCAAATTGGTCCCCACAACCGAAGGCGCCCTAAATGCCACCCAGTTACTATTGTCAAGGTCCCCGAATCTAACTGATCCCTGGCCACCAACCTGGAAATTGCTACCGTTCCAGGTCAGATTAGAAGAGCCGCCAAACGCATTTTTGTTGTTAAATTGGATTTGAGTATCTGAGCCACCAGGAGACCCACCAGTTGCATAGTTGGGAATATTTAGGGTGGTCCCATTAAAAGTAGCCGCGCCGCTCGTCCCGGTTGTGGTCAAAGTAACCGGAGACTGGTAATCTGTATTTGCAGTCGCAGCGCTAATCGCAGTCCCGTCGCCCTTTAAGATCCCCGTTACAGTAGTAGACAGGGTAATCGCAGGCGTTGATGAAGAGGTTGCTACAGAGCCAGCCAGCCCATTAGCAGGGACAACAGAAACCGAGGTCACACTTCCAGCCGAACCCCAAGATGCACTCGTGCCATTAGTAGTTAAAAATTTTCCATTGTTTGACGTTTGGGACGGCAATAGAGCGTTAATAGCATCGGCGGCGTTAGCCTTACCCGTCCCTCCTTGAGAGATTGCTACGGTGCCGGTGGTGACTTGGCTGCCACTAATTGCAATCGCGGTATTGATTGCCCCAGTGATTTGACCTTGAGCGTTTACAGCAATCTGAGGTACTTGAGTTCCAGAGCCGTATGTACCAGAAGATACGCCCGTATTCGTAATGCTAAATTGGTTTGTCCCAGACAGGCTCAGCCCGGTGCCATTTGAATAGGTAGCAATCCCCGACCCAAACTGGACAAATACAAGGCTGGTGGTGCCGATCGTGATTGGCTGCAGGGTCGTCTGAACCCATGAAGTGTTTGCGTTTGTGGCGCCACTCAGAACAAGGGTAAAGTCGCCAGAGTCAACGTTAAGGTAAGTTGATCCAGGCGTGTTGTAGTCCGTCGCTCGAGTCAAAATGAACGGAGTCGAGACAGAGCCGACCTGGGTGACTGTGTAAATCCCGTTTTGCAGCTGAAAGGACTGGTTCTTTACGAGGACTCGATTCCCAGCAACAATCGTCGCCGAGTCAATTAAAAGTTCGCCATTTGAGATAGCGGTCAGGGTTGCGCCGACCCCAGAAGAGCCATTGTTATATGTGCAATCTGGTAGAAAATCGGCAGTTGCAAAATCGCAACTCTGATGGAAAGTTAGCCCAGCAGCAGTGGCATCAGCGTAGGCCTTGTTAACAATATCGTTATTACCAACTGGAGTGGCAATAATTGTTCCTGTTGAAGAATTTACTGCTGAAAACCTACCAACCGCGGGGGTTGTGGCCCCGATAGCCATATTGTCAATGGTGCCGCCAGAAAACGCTCCACCGGCAATGGTTTTCCCTGTAAAGACAAGAGACCCCGACAACGAAAGAACAGGGGTGATGCCGCCGGTTGAATTGATCTCGTTCGCAGTTCCAGTTACGCTGACAACCCCACCGCCACTCCCAGCAGCAGACCACTCAACATCTGTAGCAGTAGGGTTTACCCGCAGCACATACGATTCATTCCCCGCATAGCTGGGTAGGATATTTGCTCGAGCAGTCGCCGCAGTAGTTCCGCCGGTGCCGCCACTCCCAACCGCAAGCTTCCCACCTAGTGTGATGACCCCAGACGTAGTAATTGGGCCGCCAGAAGTCGTTAGGCCAGTATCCCCACCTGAGACATCGACAGACTTAACAGACCCGCTACCACCGCCACCGCCACCGATAGCCCCGGTAGTCGTGCGGACCGTCTGCCCGTTCTGAACAACAGGAACAAGCTCCGTTCCGGTTAGAGCCTGGGCCGCTGGAAGTTGGGTAATCGTTACATTAGCCATTTATATCTCAATACTATCCAGGTTGCCGTTATTCTCTGGCGTCTGCGTATTCTGCTCCGGCGACAATACAAAGGTACCGTATTCGCCAGTCGTGAGGTTGTTATCCTCAACCGCAATGCTTTCGTCAGGGCGTGGAAAGCGTATTGTAATCTTTTCTGTCTTTGCTGCCGGCAATCTATACGGATCAAAGTTATCCGCGCAACCCTGATCACATACCTGCAGGCCAGGAAAGTTAGGATCGGACCTCATAACAGCATGGGCCCTCTTCATCTTGCAACGGTCACAGATTGCGATCGCAAGATCCGACAAGCCCCTTGTATCAAGATATAGAGGCATTATTAAACACCTTTCCGTGCCAACAAGGTTGCTTTGCGAGACGCCATCCGTTTAGCGATTTGTTCTGGTGTCTGCTTGCGACCTTTGGCTTTTTTCCCGCCGGCGATACAGGCCTCCAAAGATGGGAAATTGGTTTTATTCCCAACAAGCCACGGAGTTGGGCGAGGGACCCCTTTCAGCGGACTAACATAATTCGGACCGCGAGGTTTGTTTATGGGAGGTCTGTTGCCGCCGATCGAAATATTCCAGCCAACATTTTCAGAAGAACGAATTTTTGATTCAACATCATAACAATAGCTTTCCGGGGCAACGATTAAAATTTCTTTTATTAAATTGTCCCAGCCATGTTTTGCGATTGCATTTGATAGTTTTTGGTTCTCATGCCGGTTATTTTTTTGGGACCAGAAATGCCCATATTTCCACCGTTTGCTAGCGTCACGAGCAACACCAACGTACCCCTCTGTCATAAAATCAGAGTGATGCGCGGCCCTAATCCAATAAACAGAACAAGGGGTCATCTTGTGTATACCGCAATCGCTGGCGCAAAATATATCGGTGACTTGTCGCGCTCCTCTTGCTCGGCCAGATTGAACGATTTCTCTGCTAGCGCAGCCAAATACTGGATACGAGTGGGGTCAATACCAGGCAACTCTAGCGCCATCTGATGCGCCAGCATATTCAAAATGGCCATATACCAGCGCTGCGGAATCTCTAGCTCATCCGTAAGCGCTCCAACGTCCATTACCTGACGCGAATACCAGACAACAACCTGCACGAACGAGTCGCTAGGTACCGGCCACAGATTCATTTGAGAAAGCGGCAGCGTCCTAGTCAACCAAAACTGAAATGGCTGGTTTGCAGTGAAGTTTTTATTGGGCAGGTTCGTATAATCATCACGATTAAGCCTGGCCATCGTGATTTCGGTCGAATTATTGCCAAAAAACAGCTCTCTAACGACTAAAGTCCCACCGTTAGTTGCTCGCATTCTGTAATATTGGCAATTTTGCCCGGTTTCAATGTCGTACCAGAGCCATTCGTTGTTGACCCAAGTCTGCTGGCCCGGCGAGTAGAGCGTCTGCCAGGTAATTCCGTCGGTGGAATACTCAAATACAACCGTGAGGCTTCCAGAAACGCCCGGCAATACTCCGATTGAGCCGACGTAGACCGGTGAACTGTAATAAATTGATATGTTTCCATTAGCAGATGTCTGTGTGCATACAGTGTCTACGTTGCCATCAAATGCGTTGATTGCAATGCCAGAACTTGAGGAATAAGCGCCACTAGGACGGTTCATCTTCCGATATAGCGCGTTGAGGACGTCATTGAACCCCACCGGCATATCGTAAACTTGCTTGTTCGCCTGCAGCCCGATGACCTTCTTGTCAACGCACCAGTAGTTGATGCCGGTGTTGACAAGCTCCGACAGAACAAAATACAGCGACTCTTGAGCGGCGTTAACCTGTTCAACCGTCAACTCTTCAGCAAGCTTCCCCGCACGGCGAGCGCCATGATCAATTAGCTTCTGAACGTTTACGACCGTATTACTAACTGTACCGCTGTACGCCATACATCACCATCCCGGACAGTTCCACCGTTTCATAGAGGCTCGAGCACGACTCCCCTTCTCACTCTTTTCTGCTGTAGGACCCATGCGGGCACAGAACGAGTCACGCCTTGCCCCTCCGCCCGGCTGGGGAGCCTTCAGATCGCTTCCAGTCTCGCGGTTGTACTTAGCCCTACCCTTGGCCGTCAAACCCGCTCCTTGGTCCGCTGGGAGCTTTTCTCCGCGACCTATAGCCAGGCTAGGACCGCCCTTCTTGAGCTTTACAGTCTTGGCTGAGTCTTTAAAGGCTTGGGCAGTCGGGGCGCCAGGAGAGCCTGGTTTACGCATCCTCTCATCGCTACCCTCGGCTATTCTTTTTCTCTTGGCTGCGATGTTGGCATACAGGCCGCCGCCCTTCATTTTTTTTTCCAAGAACAATTTATCAACCATCTCCAGCCTCTCTGGTTTAGTTGTTTCTTTGTTGATAATGCTCAAGCGCTCGGATTTGCTTTTTCCTGCGTCATAAAAACCTTCTTTTTTTAAAGATTTCATTACGCCGCCATCGTTCATTTTTTTATCAGCCGCTGCAAAGTCTTTTCCAACCGAAGTCGGAATGCCAACCTTCTTGGCAAAGTCGGGATTGTGCGCCACCGCTGCCATCAATCGGTGTTGGGCTGGGGATTTGCTAGGCATGATCAGTCAGGGTTTTTGATCAAGATGCCGCCTGCATACATGCTGCAAATCAACGGTCCACCTGCACTTGCTTTCACGCAAAACTGCATGTCCGTTTTCTCGGTATGCGGCACCGGGAAGGTGTATGGCGTTTCTTGCTTTTGCACAAAAACGGTTTGATGGGTTACGGTAATTTGACCAGATACATTATCTTTGTTGTACTCTTGAGCAGTCATGTACGCGCTGGAAGTGAATCCAATTGCGGCATCGTACTGAACATACGACAAGTGAAATGTGTAACCAGCAGGCACAGTGTAAATCGACATCTGCGTCTGGCCAACGCCGGGATTGATTTGCGCGTAAGTCGTTGAACTGATCTTTGCTGTAATGGTTCCGACGTTTGTGCCGTTAGTCACATACATCGCGTTGATACGCAAAAAAGAACCAGTAGTAGTTACGTTGGTTACACCATTGAGGGCAATTGTTTCAACCAACGGCACAAACCCAGCGCCCAGCCCTTCAATACGCACACTCAGTGCTGTAGTGTCTGATGCAGAACTACTTACCAAAACCAAAGGTGCCGCCGCTGACGGAGGCGTGTACAAACCCCCGGACTGGGTTTGGCCTTCCCACATTGGCCCCTGTGCCGTAGCGCCAATCGCAGCGCTGTAGCCAAAAATTTCTACAGGAGTGTGCCCGTCAACCTGCCCTCGAGAAACTTGCAAATCAAATGGCTCATACGCACCCTGACGAGTGGCTGAAGAATAAACGCCCATTTCTTTCTCCAATGAAGACAGGGGCCGCAGCCCCCATCCTTAACAGACTACGCCGCCGCGCTTCTTGCCAGGCACAACCGTCCGACTGATTTCGCGCTCAGTATCCGTCACCGAACCCTTACCGGGGCTGATTGCATCAACCACAGCCTTACCAGCCTTGCGAACCTTGCGAGGGATATACAAAAGGGCATCCCTCACGGCCTTTGCATCGGCCTCGTTCTCTTCCGTCTTGCGACGATAGAAGTCCGCGTTAGGATCACCGCCCTCGGCCATCATCACCGCACCGCCCTTTTTATAGGTACCGGAGAGTTGATTGATGGACACTGGACCTGCAGGCTTCTTCTTGCCCTGCGGCATCTGCTCCGGACCACCGTCGTGCTGTACGCGGCCGCCCTCAGCAAACTTTTTTGCAGCACCGCCTTTGCGGAAACCGCCAGCGTTAGCCATTGCAACACCGCCAGTCTTGTAACCGCAACTGCCGCTCACAGAACCGCCAGTCTTGAAACCGCCATTGCCGTTCACAACACCACCAGTCTTCAGGCCGCGATGACCCTTGCTAGCAGGCATATCCTCGTGCTTGGTCAGCTCCTTCTTGATGCCGGAAATCTCCTTCATCTCGGCCTTATGGACCTTGGAAGACTCCATCTCGCCGCCCTTCTTCATGGCAGGAGGCTTAGGAGGAAGGCTAGGGGGCATAGAAGGGGGCATAGCGGCCATCATCGCCTCAGCACGACCCGATGGAGCACCGGCAGCACCAGTGGCCATCATTGCACGACGACGAGAGGCCAGAGAGGGCTTCTTAGGCTTTGCACCAGCCATCATCCCGCCCTTAGGAGCACCGATCATTGCACCCATCGGAGCGCCGCCACCAGCCATCTTCTTGACCGCGCCGCCCTTCTTGAGTTTTAGCTCAACCGTAGGCTCGGTCGTCTCCATCTTTACCATTGGCTTGAATTCACGCATGATTCTTACTCCTTATGCCTGAGTGACGCCCAGAGCGCCGACACGGGTTGCATTGGGGCCGACTGCGATACCAGGCAACAGGACCCCCATCACCGTGCGGACGATGCCGTTCGATGCAGTTGCGGGAGCGTAGGTGCCACGAACGTCGCCAGTGGTGGTCGTAGCAGTTGCAGTGTCCGCCGCAACAAACGTCCCAGCATCCTGGGCCAGCGTGTTGTTGGACTTGACGCTAGCAACATAAGCCACGTTGGCCACCCGAACTGGGATACCCAATACGTCGGTAGTACCAACAGTGATTGCTACCGGCAACGCGCCACTGATTGTGATACCAGAGATTTGGTAAAACGCTTTTTTGCCAGCAACGTTAGCCACAGCAGAGGAGGTTGTCCCCGTTGCAATTGCTTCACTCATTGCCTGACCGTAAACGTCAAAACCAGATACCGTGATGGTGCGGGAAGTTGTAATTGTTCCTGATGCTGTGGTCAACTGAACTGCGCGGGGTAAGTCAAATTGCAACACGGTTACACCGCTTGCAGTAGTGACCGACTTCACACTGGTTCCAGCAGTCAGTGTCAAAGAACCAGCGGCGGCAGGGGTCTGTGATGCGGCAACGTTATTGGTAACCAATGCCTGAGGAACCACATCCCAAACATAGACGCGACCTAATGGGCCAACGCCAATGCTCATTGGAGATGGATTGTCAAGTGGCTCCAAGTCATGCAACGTCAATGCAGTACTGTTTGCAATGTTGATTGCCTGGTTCAGCGTGTAAGTGCCAACGCCGCCAGTGCCGGTGCCAAACGCCGTGATGAAGGTGCCGTCGGTGACAGAGGTCCCATCAACGTACATCCCAACAACAATCGGAGCACCAAACCCAACTGCCGTAACAGTCAGGGTAGAAGAAGACGAGCCACCGGTGCCGCCAGTTACGGTGGTGGAATAATTGCGAAGACCCGTGCCCATATACGTTTGGGCAGGACCTAGAAACAAATCATCTGAAAATGCAGGCATGGTCTTCTCCTTGAAAAGCTTGACCAGTTAAACAAAAAAGGGGGAGGCCTTTTGAACCACCCCCTTGCCAGGCGCTACTTAAACGCCCGGAGTCCCGTACATTGCGCGAGGATCGGTGAAGCCAAGGTCGTAACGCTCAGTTGCCTTGTAGCGCATCGAATCGGTTTCAAAGTCCCCTTCCATCGTCTTCTCGAGCTTACGACGCATCAGAAGCTTCATGCCCTCTGGAGCGTCGGTCTGCACCCACCATGCGGAGGGGTTGGTCAGACGGGAAAGAACAGCGGCACCCTCGTCAAGCAAGCCAATCGACTTGATCGGGTTGATGTCGTTGTTGGCGTTGCCCGAGCGCAAAGCACTCTTGAGCAGAACTTCAGCCTGGAAGACGTTGCCAGGAGCGACCACCAGCTGGCGGGGCACCAAACGAATCTTCTTCTGGTTGTTGTCCACAGCCTGACGGATCTGGATCAACATCTGCTCGAGCGAGGTCTGGCTAAGGTTAGCGGCCGTCGTCAACAGGTTGCTAAACGTACCAGTGGCGATTGGGTGGGATGCCGAGTTAAGGGCAACACCGTCACCGCCAGCGTAGGACGAGTTAAACGCACGGTTGAGAACGTTCGCGGCCAACGTCTCCTTCGTCTCAATCAAAGACTGAGCAAGGTGACGCGAGTAAACCTGGCCGATGCGGATATGGTCGCCGTCTTCAACAAGCACCTTCGTCAGTGCAAACGCCAAGCCATAGACGTTGTACACATAGCGCTTGAGGAAGAGCACGCCGCCCTGCTGGTACGAAACCGGAGTCCCGTCTGGCAGTTGCGGAGCTGCGCCAAATCCATAAAGGACTGGCTCCTCGTGATAGTTGCGGGGGATACCGGTCTGCTCACGGAAAACCCGTGACCATTCATCGGTACGCTGATCGTAGACTCCGTCGAAGCATTCATTGAGGATTGGCTCAACGATGCTCCTAAAGTCCGTATTACGCATTGGAGCTGCCATGATTCAGTTCCTCCTTTTACAGTGCAACCGGGTAGGCCGCAGTGGACGCCGCATTCGACGACACGTTAATAGCAGCGTACTGGTGCTTGGAGATCTGAACCCGCACCACAACGAATGGGTCGCCCCATGCATTGTCAGTACCAGGGAAAATATCAACAACACGCATTACGCCAGTTCCGGCAGCGCCAGCAGCGGTAGAGACACCTAGGCCGGTGGTTGACAGGCCAGTGACGTTAGAGCCGCTGGAGACCGTGAAACCGGTATTGGCCGAGAAGTTGAACTCGTCGCCGATGGAGGCCTGAGTGATCGTTGCATCAGACTGGATTTCATAAACGATGTTGGGATCGCTATAGAAATAGGCAATACAAGATCCGGTTTGGTAGGCGGTGTTCGCTGGCCAGTAGTTGCTAACACGACGGCGACCCGTTGTATCAGTAAACTCTACACCCGCGAAGGCACCAAGAATTGCATCCGAAGCAGCAGCAAGAACAATGTTCCCGCTCGTGTTCTGCTTGACCGGAGCCCCTTTGAGAATGTCGGTATCGTAAGCCGACGCAATACCGTTTGCCAACGCTTGAGCGCGATCCAGACCAGAAGGATGGAACGCCGGGCGCAGGCCGAACGGAGCACTAGTTGCTGACATAGCACACTCCTAATAAAAGTTACCCTTGGAATACGGGCGTTTTTACGTTTCGGTCAAATTCACCAAAGCCTTCGCCTTCTACCCGACCCAGACTCCTACCAGAACTGTCCCTTGCACCCTGAAGATTCTCAACTTGGACCCGGATCTTATCCGCCTCGTCGTTGGGTAATTCATGATGCATATGCAACATCAAGTCCTGATAAACGTCCATTGGAAGCTTATACAAAACCATCTCATTGCAAGCAATGTGACCGATCTGTTCGCCAGCTTTTACACGGTAATTCTCAAACCCAGGAAACTCATCCGCTGTCACGGGAACGTACCCAAGCCGCATCCGCTTATCAATACTGTCGTAGCTGTTCGTCGTCGAGAGCCAGCAAAGATGCCATCCCGGTAAAGGCGGCACTTTTGGTAGCGCGGTCTGTGTCCACTCATCGCTCCACATCTTCCGACGTTCTTGCGCTGACATGAACTTCTCCTCTACAGGAGCCCTTGATGCGTCCTCGCTAGAACGAGTTTCGCGTCCGCCAAGAGATAACGGTTTCTTAATTCTAGCATCCATTTACGCAGTTTCCCGGTTATTGCGATTCCAATTCGCATATTGCTTAATCATCTTGGCTCGCATCTTAGGATCATCCCAAAAACCGGCCTCCTTTAATGCCCTAACTCGCTCTGGGCTTACATAAAAAGAATCCCCGCTTGCTTGAGGCGCAGACTCCCTTTCAGACCCAGTGACAACGCTACGGGGACGCTTCTGTTTGTTTGGCAATCGTTCCCTCAGCCTAGAATCAAGCTCCTCCCAATACTCGGAGGATGCGGGGTCATAGTTCTCTCGAGCCAGCTGCGCGTCAATCACCCGTGCAATGTCGCTGTCAGTATCACCACCATTAGGATTGAACCACTTGTTGCGCTCCATCCATCTGTTGGTCTGGTCAATAACTCGAGGGTCTGCCTTGGGTGGCGCCTCAGCCTGCTCAATCATCGACTGCTTCTTCCAGCGCCAATACTCGAGCTTTTTCTCGGCGTCAGACTGAACCTGCTGCGCTGAGGCAAAAGTGTCACCGTCAACCTCGCTCACGGCCTTCTTAACCTGGCCCAGAGCCCACTCATAGCGCTCCTGCTCCTCGCGGATCTTCTTCTCCACGTTCTCAATCTCGGACTGAACACCGCGGCGCTCAACGGCAGACAGTCGCTCCTGCAGCTCACGGTTCTGGCGCTGCAGTAGCGTTAGCTGTGTGTCCTTCTCCTCATTGATCCGCTTGAACCGCTCCTTCTTCTCGCGGCGTCGATTGCGGTTCTGCTCCGCCGTCTCAGAAGATCCAGCCTCCTGATCCCCACCCTCGTCCGGGAGATCAACTAGCGCAACCGCGGAACCGTCCTGCTCCTCAACAACTTCACCAATTTCTTGGTCTTGAGTGTCATCGGTCATACATACACCTTCATGTCAAGAGGGTTGCCAGTTACGATCGCAATAACCTCGTGATCGTTGAAAATGGCAAAAAGGGCTGGGTCTTCCTTGTCTTCACTGGGAACCGGAACCTCCCAGCGATCTCCGCCCCACTTGGGAACGCGGATGTAATCTCCCACCTTGCACCATGCGCCTTCCGGCCAGGGCTGCTGAGAGTCACGGTGACAGAAAGCCAGAGGACCCAACGCAATGACCTTGGCCACCATGTTGTTCCACTTCTCCTGCTCCTTCGTCTCCTCCACGAGAATGATTCCCGAGCCTGCCGTCTTACGCTTGGTCCGCTTCAGTTGGACAAGAATTCGTCCTCCTGCCGGCCGCGCCCCCGGTTCCACCGATGGGAAAGCCCATTCAAGTTCATCTGTTTGCATCACCGTCCTCAAGTAAATTGTTGATAAAGTCCAAAGTCATCTGCAGGCCAATATGCTGACCCACCAGTCGCTGGTAACCCTCCCAGCTGTTTGTGCCGGCTAACATTGAGTCGGCGACAAATCCCTTTTGCTCTTCAATCAAGCCAATAAGATCGGAAATGAGCCTCATTTCTTTTCCTTGGCCTGCTGGAGAGCCCCCTTCTTCTCGGTACTACCCTTTAGTGATTGGCCATCAAGCTTCTCACCCATTGCAATGCGCTTATGCTGGTTAACATTAACGCCCTTCTGTTCCTGATCATTGGTTTTCATAACCGTCCCCTTGTTGAACTAAACCGCCTTCAGACATGCCAGTCGAATTATCCCTAACAAGCCCGCCTTTTGCCATTTCAATAGCAATCTTGTCTTGGTCATTTTTCAAACCAACCGCATCACGCTCAATCTTTGCAGCCTCAATCTGTTCCTTGAGTTGCATTTCAAGTTCTTTTGAGCCATAACGCAGTTCAAGGTCCTTCTCAGCCAATTCTTGCTCGGCCTGCATCTTCTGAGTACGCAAAGAGGCATCCGCCTGCAGTTCAGCCTGCTTGAGTTGCATCTCCTGCTGATCCCTTTGCGCCCTACGCTGCGTTTCTGCCATGCTGGTCTGCAAAAGAACCTGCGCATCCGGCGGCATATCCGGCTGAGGCTTGCTTTGCTGCGACTGCTGCATGATTTGCTGAATAATTGGCATGATTCCAGCCAAAGTATCCTTCGTATCTAGCATAACGTGTTGAGATACGGCACCAAATATCTTATCCATCGGCTTGGGATCGGCCATTGATCCATAATCTTCAACTGTTTGCCCTGTTGTTTTCTTAACATAGCCATTCATTCTGCTTAAATACCACAGAACAATGTGTTGTTTCAAGTGTTCAATGACTTTTGGAGAGAAAGTCGGGGCAATTAGGGGATTTCCGCCATATACAGGGTCCTTTGCATAGTCTAAATGGACCTGAATATGACCCAAATGATCCTGTTCTGGGTAAGCACTAGCCGATTGACCAATAGACATCGCCACATTCTCAGTGGCGGCATCAGCCTTTTCAGGTCCGGCGGTGTTAACCATTAACTCAGTGATATTCGGGACCTTAATCTGCTTTAAAAAGCGCTGAACAACAGCCTGCCGATTAAATAAATCAGGGTTTTTCTCCATCAGGGCCATCACGGCCTGCGTCTGCGCCATCCTCTGCGTCTCAGAGAAGATGTGCGGGTCACTAACCGGGATTACATCGGCCGATTTGAAGAAGTCCTCGCGGTTGATGTCCAGCCCCTCAACCATCTCATCACGCTGCATATCCTCCAGGTACCACTTGTTGATGCGGCCCAGGATCTTGAGCACCCGAGCCTGGCTTGCATGGAGCCTGGCATGGATCGCAGAGAACACAGCGGCGCCCTGCTCAATCAAAGCCTGCGTCGTCCCAACAGGTGCATTGGCCTGGACGTCAGCAATCTTCTCCTCGCTAGTGGTCACAACCCCCTTAGCGGCGTCCGTCAGCCACGACAGCAGGCTAAACAGGACAGGGGAGGGGGGGTTGAACGGCATCGGCATCGCAAGCTTCTTGATGTCGTCAATGCCCGGCGCCGCCTCAATCTCGGCAACCTGCGTTACCTCAACCTGTACAGACTGCCCAGACAACTTCGCACCCTTGAGCTTCAGGAGGGTCGCGGCGTTGTTGATGTGGGCCGAGTCTAGAAGGGCGCGAAGAGAACCGGTGAGAGCAGCAGACAGACCGCCAATAAGATGAGGAAGGCCGATAGCGTAAGCACCGCGCCAAGGAATGAACTTAAACTCAACGATCCAGTCAAGCTTCGCCATCGTCTCATCGCCTTCCTCCCAGTTCCTGTACAGCCCAATCGCCTCAGAGTTGTAGTCGTCAATCATCAGGATATAAGGCGCAGACTCACCCTTCGTGTACTCGTCGCCCTTAATCTCAAGCCAGGTATATATGTGGTATATACGGCGCAACCCGTCCTCGTTCTCGCTGTGGTTGCGGCCCTCAATCTTGTCGTTAGCCTTCTGCGACTTGGTCGGCTCAAGCTCAAGCGCGGACGACATCCAGCTAATGTCTTTGTAGAGCCCAGACGCTACCCGGCGGTCGAACTCGTACTGGGTAATGTCGTGGACCTCAGTCACCCGCTGAGCCGTATAGAAGTTGGCCGCGGCAAAAGGTAGCAGGACATTGTCAATCGGCAGGAACTCAGCACAGGGCCGGCGCTTCTTCTCGTCGTACCAGAGCTTCATGTACTGCGAGCCACCTAGCGGCAGCTGCGTCATCATCTGCTCCTGCTCGTCCCGGAACTCCTCAATCTGGTTGGTCAACTGCCAGTTCATGAAGTCCCGCTTGCGCTCGGCCGCGGCTAGCTTGTTCTCGTCAACGTCGCCGATGATGTTTGTACGCACAGGGCCATCGGGCGGGAACAGCTCCTTGATAGCTCGAGAGGCGAAGTCGATACAGGCCTCAGCCATCACCGGGTGAACGACCTTGCTGGCGCCGCTGAAGTTGGCCCCGCCTGGCGCATCGTTACCTAAACCAGTGCGGCGGATGCCCTCCTCGTACTGCTCATCGCGCTTCTCTCGAGCCCGCCGATCCTTCTCAACCAGCTCGATGTAACGCAGCGCCATCCCGCCAAAGTCCTCGTCCATCTCAAGGTCAAGGTCGTCGGCTAGGTTGCGGTAGAAGTCCTCATTCTCTCGAGGGCCCTCTGACTTGGTCGTGACCATCGCCCCGCCGTCGGGCAACTCCTCAATGTCCGTATCATCAAACAGTGAGCCAATGTCTTCTGCCGGCGCCGTGTCTGGCTGGCCCTCTACGAAGCGATCGGCCTCGGCGTCAACTGGGAACTGGGTTGGCATTTGTTTGCCCCTTTGCTACGATATATGTTGGTTAAAAAAAGAGGAATCGAAAGTGGAACCTGAAGTCATCATCATCACCGGCGACAAAATGCTGCGCGTCCCGTATCCAATCTGGTCAGCATTCCTGCAGGCCGCGGCGCTCATGATCGACACCGGAGATATGTACCCTCATCTCAAGCGAGATCTGGGCAAGCCGGTGCTTGATCAAGTCAAAGAAGTTAAGTACGCTTTGGACGATCACATTTCATCGCCTCTTTGATCCCTCGCCGCGGCTGCCAGGGCCCCCGCAGTCAATCCGGTGCCGGCAACCCCATAAAGAGGATGGGTACGGCGCACTAGGCTGTCTCGAACCACCTCCTCGGGCGTCTTGCCGGTGACCCTGGCGGTTCGCTCAATAGCCTCGTTGACGTGCTGGATCATCGGCTTGCCCTTTGTGCCCTTGAGGCCCGCCCAAGTCACATCCTGAAAATTCGCCGGCTCAACGCCCTCTTTCCTTGCTAGGTCATGAACAACATCTTCAATTATTCCGTATGAATCCCCCGGAGGCGCTTTGTAGCGAGGATCGAACGCGGTCATCATCTGCTCATCAATTGTTGCGCGGTCACGGTGGCCAAGGAAGTTCCCGGAGAAATCAAATCGTTTAGGAGTTTCTGTAGCCGAGAGGCCTACGCCTTGATTGATTGCCTTGTCATACATGGCCATGTTGCCGGAAGCGAAGCGGCCGCCGATCGGGTATGGGAACTCATAGGCAGCCTTGGGTTGAGGGACCCCCTGTTGACGCAAGAAGTTGCCGTAGTAGCCCATCAACAGATTGGCCGTCGGATCGGCGCCTCCGGTTGTCGCTGCCATCGAATCGGCAAACGCTTCCTTGAATAGATTCCTGCCTTTCTCTGGCCCGTACTCTTTGATGAACTCAGCCTCAAGTTGGCCCATCGCATACCAATCTTTGGTCAGCGCGTCTTCTGATCCTTTTTTAAAAGCATCCTTTAACCTTTTGCGAATTTCGGGGGTGTCAAAAGTCTTTTTCCATTTGTCAATTGTCGGTTGCTTCTTCGGGATAGCATCCGTAACCGTGCGCCCCTGCAATGGATATTTGCTTGCGTCAGCGTAATACCGTTGCTCAACGTCAAAATAGGGAGAGTATCGCCCTGCGTCAATGTCCTTCTGCGCCGCCTTTCTAGCCTTGCCAACAGCCAGAGCCTCATCGGACAATTGCTTTTCCAAGAACTCCTTGCCAGTCGTTTTGTCAACAGCCGGCAAAGGAGGAGCCAGGTCAGGGTACTGCTTCGCGATCTTGGCCTGGTCGTATCCCAAGCCACCCTTGACCGCCTTAGCGAGACCGGGAGCAACCTTGACCGCCCCAGCAGCACCAGGCAGAACCCCAAGAACCGCGGATCCATAGTTGCGAAGGGCGTCACCGTATCTGCCAGACTCGAGGTCGTAGTTGCCCTGGCTGATGTCTCGGCCACCCTCCTCGAGCCCCTTGGCGGCACCTAGGAACGGCACGACATCAATCGCACCCATACCGCCAGGGATACCGCTATCGGATCCACCGAACGCTGTCATGGAGAGCTTGCGGGCCCTAGCTGGGGTGGTGACCTTACGCAACTGCTCCTCGAGGAAAGCCTGCGCCTTCTCCGCCTGGGTTAGCTCTCGGCTGCGGGCTTCAGGTTCAACACCACGAAGCAGGCGCTCCATCGTCGGGTACGTTGCTGGCATATGTCACCTGTCTCTTATTGGGTTACTTTAGGTAAGGCGCCTTCGGACTTCTTCTTTTTGTTTGGTGCCTCTGTTGAGGTTGGTTTGTCGCCCATTCGTTGTTTTAAATAAATGGTTGCGTCTTCTGGTGTTTTTAATCCCAAAGCGTCAGGGTTTACACCCGTGTCCCTCATAAAGTATTCTTTCCACGCCGTAGGGTGCTCTGCCGATTTGAGCATTTCCCCTGTGGGCAGTGATGAAGGCCAGTGAAAACGATTGTTGTCATATGGGTCGCGCTCAGGTTGCAGGCCAGCTTTCCACGCAGCCCTGTAATCATAGTCTTTAGTGTCTAAGTCAGGTTCCTCATTGTACTCAGACTTGAACTCTTTAAACCAATCTGTACCGCGAATCCAATTTTGAAATGCCGATTCATCGTTTGGCTCACCCTTTGCATATCTCAGGCCACTCATATGTCACCTATGCGGCGTAGGGGTTAACGCGCTTCCTGCTGGCGCCGGAGTCCGCGTAGTCGTCATCGTCGTAGTCGTCTCGAGGCGGTGGGTCAATCTCAATCCAGCCGGAGTCACGGAGGAACCTCAGGCCCTGGCTGGTGCAATCAACGAAGTCGTCGTGGGTCGTCTCAGGGAATGCGCAGAGCTGGCTGACCATACCCTCGGCCCAGTCGCGAACGTAGCCAGGCCTGGTACTGCTCTCAGGTATCCAGACCCTGCCGCGGGCGATCACGTTGCTGACGATGTTGAGTCGCTGCATCTTGTCTGCTTTGCCGGGGTTATATGAGCGAACGGGAAGATGCGCCCTTTGAAGGTCCTGAATGAGGCTGATACCGGCTGACTTATCCTCAACCAGAATGAGGTCAACGCGCTTACGATCCTTTCCCTCGCCATACACATTGTCGTATTCCTCAATTACCTTAGGCCGTAAATCGGGGTATTGTAATCTATCCTGCCAGCAATCAATGACCATCACAGCCATTGGATCGTCAGTCGGTTTAAAGACGCCATAGGTAATACAGGCAGTCGGATCGTTTTGCGTCTTCTCTGTATAGGCGCAATCGTAACTCTGGATAATGTATTCAAACCGCGGGAATGGCTTATCTGCCGGCCATAACTTGAACATATCCCTTTTGACAATGCCGCTCTCTTCAGGATCAATGATCTCGGCGAAAATCTCCTGGCGCCCAAGCTTGGTCCCCTCATACTGCAGGATTTGTCTTTGAAAGTTGGGCGATAGGTTGGCCAGGTTGGTGTACGTCGATGCCGTAGTCACCACAACATCATCACCGTCCCTGCCGATCAGGTCGATGATCAGGTCTTTAGGTCTGGGCGTTGTGGTGCAGATCATGATCGTCCGCTTACCCAGCCGCAGACCGAACTGGATCTGATCCCAGGCCTGTTGCAAATAATCCCAGGCCGCGAGCTCATCAGCCCAACAAAAATGGAACTGTGGACCCCGAAAGCGCTCTGGTTCGCTAGCTGGGATGCCCTTAATGAGCGAGCCGTTCTTTAGGCGCAATTCGAGTAGGCTTTTGTTGTAGTCCTCAATCAGAACCGGCGGGATAACACTGAGGAGGCCGCTGTCGCCTTCAAAACAAACTGAGCGAACATCTGAGGCCGTTGGAGCGGCAACAAGGGCTCGAGTGTTTGGGTTAGACCAAGTAAGCCATCCTATCTGTTCAGCGGCCAGTCTCGTTTTTCCGGCTCCCCTGCCTGCACAGAGTAACCAAATACTCCACCAGTCACCTGGAGGCATTATCTGGTGATCATGGGCCGCTGTAAGCCACTTCATCCGCCAGAAGAATGCGGCCCTATCAACGTCGGAGAGTGTTGCAGCCTGCGCCTGTACCTTAGGATCGGAGAGCGCCTGAATCAGCGCATCATCATTCATTGGCCCTGAGCTGTCGCCTGGTCTCGAGGTTAGTGATCAGTTCATTGAACACAGTAGTATCAACCTTGATGGGGCCACCGTTCTCACCGGTCAACTCAATCTGGGAGCGATCGGACCATCCTGCACGGGACTTTAGCCAGAAGATGGCCGCGGGGATATTCCCGTTCTTCCCTGCATTAAAGAGCGACGTAGCCATCTCCGAGGTGGCATCAATACGTCCATCATCAAGCTCTCTGCGGTACTTACGGACCAGGGTATCTTGAGATATACCGATCTTAGTGGCGATATCCTCATGACGAATGCCAGCAGCCGCTAGTGTACGGACTATCGTTTGATTGGCCTCCGTTACATGGTGCATTTTAAAATCTCCGAAAAAAACAAATAGCGACAGCGGCGTCACTTTATATTTATCTTTTCTTTTCTTGTCTTTCTTATCTTTCTGGCAATGCTAGCCCTTACCGTACCTATAGAGAAGATACAGGACCGCTTTACGCTGCTCTGGCAACGCTTCCCAGACTTATTTCAACCGCCCGGCTCTGGGATTCGCCCACCGCCCCCGCTCTGGCTTGCTCGTGTAACGGGGTTTGCAAGCTCCCACCACCGACGGACCGCATGGGAGCGAGCGACCATTATGACATAAAAAATTAGTCAAACTTCGGCCATAGCATGAGCATACCCTTCTTTGCCCCGCGGCGGACCAGCTCCTTCTCACTGGCTATCAATCCTCCTGGTAGGGCGTAGTAGCCAAAAATGTGGAAGTGTGGGACGAGGTTGATGCCGTTGAGTACCAGGCACTTGGTGGCCACTTTGGCTGATGCGATTGTCATTTTATTGTCCTTCAAGTTGTGCGAGTTCCTCGGCCACCCACTGGATTGCCCAGGAGTGTGATGGTTCGTTGATCAGGTTCTGGACCCACTCAAAGTTCTCAAAGCCTGCGACCTTGAAAGCCTCAAAGTTGGCGAAGGTCACGAACTGCTCTACCAAATACTGTTTTGCCCACTCGGCATCCTCGATGGCTGGATGTGCCTGGTCTTCGAGGAACCGCTTGATTTCTTGCTTGATGTTCATTTCACTGTCCTTTCTCTTGGTTGCGCCGAGACGTTCAGCGCATGAGTTGAACTGTACACAGATTTTTTGGTCTTGTGTGAACTTTTTTGAACTTTTTTTACTAGGGGAAACCCTAGGTAACACGGCCGTTTTTTTTCTCAAACGAGTCTAAAACCTTCTGGAATCCTTCGATCAAGAGCCTGGTTTCATCAGGGGTCATAGTAATTACTATGTGTCCGTTGTTGAAATCCAGCTCAAACCAAACTGAACTAACTGAATCGTCCTCCCACTCACCTGTGGTAATCCTCATCCCATCTTCTATAACAATAATCGTGGATAAAGGGTTGTGCATTTTCTGTCCTTTCTTGAGGTGGGGGCCGAGACCCCCGGTTGGTTGACTCAAGCCGATCAAATCTTTTCGTACTTGGCGATGAGAACTTTCAACTTACGAACGTCCTGCATTGCAAGGCGCTCCTCTGCCGCACCGTACTCACCGTTGAGTTCATCGTTGTTGATATGTCCGCTTTCGAAATACGTTGACAGAACGTACTTGGCTTCATTGACGATCTCGGAATCTGTGTAGTCTTCGATCTCTTTGCCATCGTCATCGCTGATGTTCAAGAGTGTCTGGTGAAGCTGACGAATCTTGAATGCTGCTTTTAGGATTGCTCTCATTTCACTACCTTTCACTGTTACCGGTCGGAAGTGACCGTAGACAAATACTCTCACAAACAAACCCGTCTGTGTGAACTTTTTTGAAAATATTTTCTAGGGACAAACCCTAACGTCTCCACCAGTGATACTTGTGCTGGTCCGCATGAGGTAGGACGCACTCCAAAGTCTTGACAACACCCGCCGTGCCCGCGGTTGGACAGGAGTAGGTCGTGACCCTTACGAACGGACGGCTACGGCCCCACAGCAGGCTAAAGCGCACACCCCACTGCCATTTAGCCCGCCTCCAATAGGTTATGGCCAGACCATACTGTCCGTCAGCCTTCTCGGCCCAGCACCAGTGCTCAGGAATGACGAGGATCGTGAACCGGCGTATTTTTGCTTCGATTCTCATTCTGTTTCCGTTTGTCTTTGTGCTTTCCCGACCCTCGAGGAGGCCGCTGGATCAGGTCGCGGATTACGGGATTGCGTTTTTTCACTTCACCGCGGATGTTAGCCGGATCGTTCACTCTCGAGCTCCCCGATCAGTCGGTTGATGTACCAGGCGGCTTTTTTCAAGTCCACCACCGCATCGCCCTTCAGGCCGGCCCTGGAGAGATACTTGAGTGCGTTGAGCCTCAGGTATCCCCGGAACTCCTCAGGGCTCGCCTTGGCCCGCATATAGTCGATCGTCTCGATTCCGCCCGCGGTGTAGTGTCCTGGGCTGTTGACCTCATCATTCATCAATCTGGATCTCCCTAGGCAGGTTTCTCAGGATGACGGAGTAGTCTGGCTCTACCGGCTTCGGCTTGATGCTGTAGAGCGTATGCCGGCCGCCAACCTCGTTCTTACTAACGTGATCGGCGTCCACGAGCCGGAGCAGGACGTTGGATATTGCCTTGTGTGTCATGCCCTCAATCTTGATGTCACGCACCCTCGTCTCACCGTTCAATTCCAGGTAATCAAGCACCTTCTGCTGGCTCATTCTGTTCCTTCAATGGCCACTGTCGGACCGTAAAAAATTCACCGTAACTTTCCCGGACGTTTGGCGGATAGCCGCGGTCATCTAGCCAATGATAGATGTTGGAATGCAGATCGGAGTCCCAGACCTTCGGGAAACCATACCTCCACCCCTCAGGCGGATCAATCCACACCTTCACTTTCCTCTCCTTAAAATGGTGCGTCCGGAACTTTGGACAAATCTAACTTCGGTTTGCGTTTGCGCTTGATACGCTCAACGATGTGCGGATAGGGCGGCAGATTCCAGACCCACCGAACCACCCTGCCCTCGTCGTCAAGGATTCCGTATCTCATTTTTTCTAGCTTCCAACATCGCGTCTGCGTATCGATAAGCGTCTCTACCGCAAGCAGGAACGCAGCCCGGCATAGCGTCTGGCTCGTAAATCTCAATCAATGCTTGCAATGCCTTAGCCGCGAAGTAATCACGGAGGGTCATATGTAGCGCAGGGGTCGCGGTCCAATTGGCCGAAGCCTGGTCGGAAAAGTTATATCGTGGGTCGTGTTCAGTCATGACCAATCCTCATAGAATTCGTGGTATCCAATCGGCAGCACTACGCCGCACCGCTCGCATCTATCCTGCGTATGACGGTAATGGGCATCAACGCAGCTTATGGTGTTATTGTGGCCGAGCAGCCAGCACAGAAATTTAGCCACCGTTCTTCTCCCGCAGCTTGGCTTCTACATCTTTAACTAATTCAATCAAAGCCGGGGCGTCCTCGTAACTAGGCCACCAACTTGGCAGGGATTTAATTTCCTCATTCGTCAGCCCGACCCACTGTGGACAGCAATGACCGCACCGGGGGCAGTCAATCACATGGGGAGTGACATCGGGGGTAACATCGGGGGTAGAAAAAAGGGGCTCTGGTTGTGACATTCTATCGCGCAGGGCTACTGCTGATCGTAGTTGTATATCGGGGTTGTTGCTATCCAAAGCATCCAGCGCCTGTTGCATTAGTTCTCGGTCAGTCATCATCACCCCATGTTCCGTCTAGCCAGTGATCCAGCATCGCGTGGAGTTCTGCTCGCTGACGTTCTCCGACTGTTCGGCCATCATCGGTCACAAGGTCATTCCGGACGATCATCTGAAAATCGCCAGAACCAGTAAACTCGATGAAGTGGCCAGATGTCCGAATGCCGATTGACTTCTGTGGCTTTTCAATCCCGCCCCAAAGGACTGTGTTTGTCTCTCGAATCATTTCTCGCCCCTTTGTCGGAAGGCTTCAAGCACATCATCAGTGCAGCAAATCCCTTCAGCGTCGCTGTTGTCTAGCACTATCAAGCGACACGCCTCCCGTTCCCGCTCCGCAGCTTGCCAATTTATTTCTGTCAGAAGGTCTTCAATCGTGTCGCCATGCCCTGTCGCATAGCTGCGTTCGACCATCCACTTAGCTACCTTCTCCCGCTCATGCGCGGAGACAATAGCGGCAAAGCGTTTAAGAAAACCTTCAAACCCTTTGATGTCAACTTCTTCGTAGTACGGCAGACAACAATTGCATTTCAACTCTCCAGCCTCCCGCGCCATGCGGATGATGTCATCGCGTGTCATGGTTTTCCCGATCGGTAATTTTGATTCGCGATTACTAGGCTTCCCTGCGGATTCTTCCCGTTCGGGGTTACAGGTGCATCTTCGGCCCTGTCCGCAGTCTCCTGTGCAGCCACTGCCTCCGCTAAAAATTTCGCGAAGATACAGTCGCCTGGCCAATTTGAACATCTATCCAACTCCTTTTGACGGCGGTTAGATGTTGTGTGCATCCTCCACCAAACGGGCAAAATCGACAACTTCATCCAGGTCACCCTTGACGTAATATTCCTTGGCATTCTCGTGCTTGTCAATAAGGCCTGCTGCTAGTGCGAGCTTCACGAGCTGACGCTGCCCCAGACCCATCGGAGGCTTGTTCTCTTCAAAGCTGAAGCAGGCGCTGTCCCAAGCGGCACACCAGCACTTGTACAGCGGCTCCTCGAGAGGGTGGTAGTTACCATTTCCGACCATGATGCTGTCTCGCCATTTACGCCACGCAATATCGCGCTCCATACTCTACTCCACAATGATTCGATCGCCGACGCCATCTTTCCGGGCGGCCGACTCCCATCCAATGTTGAAGTCCCAACTGCCATCTTTCTGGCGCTTTGCCTCAATGAACTGGATCTTGCACGGGAAATTGTAAGACTTGGTGACAAAGCCATAATTGGAATAAACCTTAACGCGCTTGTTCTCTGGCTTTAAATGGCCAAGCAACTCAACCAGCTCCTCTTCCTCTACCGCTCGGGCGCTTGAGTTACCGCGTTTCCCGAAGTGCTTCTTCAATTCGATTACTTTCATTGTTACCAACATAAAGGCGTGAACAATGAAAGAGTAAATCACTGACCAATGAATTGACAAGTGTTCTGTCCGGTGATGAAGAGGCCATAATCTCTTGAAGCTTGCGAGCATGGATTAAGAGGATTGTGGTCGATTCTGCGATTTCAATTTGCATAAAAAAAGCCCCCGGTTTAGAGGGGGCCGGTTAGATTAGCGGGAGGTGACCTTGATCGAGAACACCGCGGTCGTCTTCGTGAACTCGGCCACCTTGTCAGCGCTGATGCCGCAGGACTTGACCAGTGCCTTCCAGTCAACGACAGAGCGGTTGGACTCGGAGTGGGTTGCCTTGAAGAGAGCACCCTCAAATACTTTGGCGCCGCCTGGAAGAGTCGCCTCGTCCTTCATTGCGTCTTTGATCGCGTCAGCCCGTGCAGTCAACTCTGCGATCTGGGCAAGTAAGGCACCCAGCTCGTCAACTTCGTTGGTCTGGAGTGCGAGGGCTTCGATGTTGGTTACTGCGTTCATTTCACTGTCCTTTTTAACCTGGGCCACACCGTGCAGCCCATGAGTTGAATACTACACAGAATTTTTGGTCCTGTGTAGATTTTTTTCACTTTTTTTCAAATTTTTTTTGGCTCCGGTTCTTCCTCACGTTTGAGGTGCTCCAGCAGGGGCTCGAGGACCGATTCCTGCTCAGGACGCAGCTTCATCCACGCCTCTACCTCTTGGATGATGATCGCAACGCCAGCGTCAAACCCTTGAATCCATTCGTTAATTTGCACTTTCAGCCTCTTTGATAGTTACCTTGAGCATCCCTGCGACTATATCGCCCCAATAGACACGCAAGTCTACAATCTGCGAGTCGTCCTTGTAAATACCTGCGTGAGCCAGCGCATCGAGCGGCGCCTTCAAAAGATTATCGAGGTCCCGCTTACGCTTGTCAGGACGGAACGCCTCTACCTCAACGACGATCGGACCCTCGAAATGTGCGGTCGGATTAGTGTTCATAATCTGATGCATCACCGCCTCACGGTACAGGCGGCCTGCTTCAGAGATGACCATTCGGTTGCGCCATTTACGCCAGTAGGTATTGACACTGGGCGGCCAGGGCAGGGTGATCTCCATCATCTGTACCTCATTAGGTTCATCTGCTCGTTTTCACAAAATGATTGACTCTCGCGGTGATACCAGAGCTTGTACCACTCCTCGATGTCGCCGTTACGCTGCTTCTCACACATCAGCGTCAGGTCGTGCTCAAAAGGCATATACCCGCCGCCGGACTTCTGCGCGGCCTCCTTCTTTTTGTTTCTCCAGACCACAAACACATTATCAACCTGGTCGGTGATCGCGCCTGAGCCCTTGAGGTCGAACTTGTTAGGCTGCGCCTCCTCCGACAAAAGCTTGCGAATGTGATGGACTAGGTGAATATGGACGTCATGGTCTCGAGCCAGCGCCGTCAGCTCGTCAATAAAGTTTTTCTGGGCGTTGTAGTCATCCTCGCCTGAGATACATTTCATGAGGCTGTCAATGAAAATGTGCCGGATGCCCAGCTCCATCGCGCAGTACCTGGCCATCGCCACAACCGATCGTGCGTCAGTAGTCCCTTGCTGATCGTACAGCCAGAGCTTCGATTGCGAGAAAGTATCGAACTCAACGACAGTTTTTGCCAGCGCATCCTGGGGGTAGGTCATCCCCTCAACGTTCTCACCAGAGAATTGACGCAGCATTCGGGTCAGCGTTCGGACTGGCTTCATTTCGAAACTGGCGATGCAGACGCGCTCACCCTGGCCGACAAGGCTTAGTGCTATCTGCCCCGTTAAAAGGCTCTTGCCGCCCCCGTTAGAGCCTGCGTAGACCGTTACCTCGCCCAAGCGGAACTCGAACTCGCCCCAGGTTTTGGTCCAGGGCATCTGCAGCGGCTTGGGTGGTGCCGGCTGGTTGCGGCTGTCAAGGATCTCGAGGAGGTAGGCGCTGGCCTCTCGGACCTTGAGCTTGATCTCGGTTAACTTTTCATATTTTGCGACGTCTATGTCGGATTGTCGGACTTTACGGTGTTGGTCGAGCGCCTTCGCCCGTTCTTCGATGCCGTCAGGCGAATTTGAGAGCTTCATCGATCCTCTCGTAGGCTAGCCAGGCACGGTCGATGTCGGCCTGGGTAAGGGTTTTTCCACGCGAAACGTCAAGGGCCAGGGTCATTGCGACGACGGCCTCGAAGTGAATGATTTTCAACAGGTCCTTAGAGTAGAACTTAGGCTTTGGACCCTTGCGCTCCCGTTTGTCGGGAAACAGGTTGGAGATGTCAATGCCGATTGCGCCACAGATTTCATGGGCGGTGCATCCTGCGAAGCAGTGTAAAAGGATCACCCCATCGCGGTCTGCAATGGCCAGTGACGGGGATTTGTCTTGATGCGACGGGCACTTGGCAGTCCACGAGCCATTCCGACCCGAGACCTTGTCCAACCGCGAGAGGAGATTATCAATCATTTTCCCTGCCTCGGCGGGACAAACGGTTCATGGCTATCCCACCTCCTCTGGTTAAGGTAGGTCGAAGGAGCCGGAACGTAGCCTGCTATCCACGACTCAGAGGTTACCGATTTCTGGACGTGAGCGATGATCGCGTCAGCTTCACCGTCGAGGGCCTGCTTCGCCCAGGAGTTCATCGCGAGCTCCTTTCCGTACTTTCTCATCCCTGCAGGCCACACTTTCCAAAATTCACCGAAGCGATTAGCGAGAGCGGCCGTAGGTATTGGTTTTATCTTTTCTTCTCTAATCTTCTCTTCTCTACTCTTCTCTTTAGTATTACGCTCAGGATACGAACGTATCGCCCACCTAGCGTTGACTGCGTCCCTCGCCTTCTGGGACTTGACCTCAAAGTCAGAGAGGTCGTCGTCCGCCTGCTGGTAGGAGTAGCCCTCTTCGCCAAACCTGAAGAACTCTTTTAGAACAGAATCAACGACTTGGACGTCAGAGATCTGGATTCTCTTGGCGACCCACTCTGCGTTCGGGAATGGTTGTTTGTGGCCGTAGTAGAGGTCGATGCAGCGCCTCAGCACCAGGTCCTCGAGTTCGGTTAGGTGGCGGGTCTGCATCGCGTATTCAGCGTATCGAAATTTGTACCAGTTCACTGTTGTACCTCCTTAAGGTGTGCGAACGATGACCGATCAAAAGACAGTCGTCAAGGGGGTTGACAAGATTTTTTTTGTGTGTAGAGTCCGCTTTGCCAACGTTTGGCGTCAACACAAGAGGAAAAAATGATCCTATCGAAGCAAGTAGAAGGCAACTATAAGCAGATCCCGGCAGGCACCTACCTGGCCCGCTGCTACCGTTTTGTAGACATGGGAACGCAGACGGCTGTGTACGACGGTGAGACGAAAAGCCGCCACGTCGTCATGATCCAGTGGGAAGTTCACGGAAGCGATGAGAACGGAGAGGATCTTGTCACGAACAAGGGTGAGCCGCTTACGATCACCAAGAACTACACCGCGAGCATGAACGAGGCCTCCACCCTGCGTAAGCACCTCCGAGCCTGGCGCGGTCGTGACTTTACACCAGAGGAGGAGAAGGGCTTCAAGATGGAGAACATCCTCGGCCAGTGGTGTATGTTGACCGTAGAAGAAAATCCCGGCTCAAACGGTCGGATGTACACGAACGTCAGCTCGGTGAGTCCTGTTCACGCCACGCTCAAGAAGAACCTCCCGCAGGGCTATAACCAGCCCGACTTCTTTAGTTTGGCCGATCGCAACATGTCTGTCTTTGAGCGGTTATCTGATCGCATCAAGGAGAAGATTCAGGCGGCCCCGGAGTGGTCTGCGAAGAAGGCTGCGCCGGCAAGCGTCAGCGTTGACGTCGACGAAGACATCCCCTTCTGATGATCATGTTAAGCGCCATCCTATTTGGTGTTGGGGTGGCCTGTGCGCTGGCGGGTGAAAACCTGCTGGCCATAGGTTTCCTGGGTGCCTGTTTAGTTACGACAGTAATCGCTAAAAAAATTGAGGAAAAGCATGGATTTTACAGATGAGCAAGCCGCGATCCTTGAACTCGAGGCCGCGAAGACAGACCAAGTGAAAGCCAAAACCAGCAAGTTCTTTGATCGGGTCATAGACAGGTCTGGCCTAACAGGGACCGCCCGACAGGTAATGCTGCTGAGTGAGCCGATCTCGGTTGACATTTCGATTCGGGTTCCGATTCAGGCGTTCACAGATCACAAGGCCCTTAACGCGATTGAGCGGAAGCTTACTGAGGAGTGGGGCGTTCAGGTTTACTTGATCACGAGAACGAAATGAGCAAAATATCAGGCATTGAGGCTAAGGACGGGAAGTTTTTGTATCCCACAAATGACACATACATCGGCAGGTGCATGGCCGAGTACGGGGAGTGGGAGTCGGACCTAGTGAGCAAGTGCCTGCGGATCATTCCAGAGGGCGGAGTCGTTGTAGAGGTGGGATCTAACATTGGCACTCACACGGTACCAATTGCAAGAAACTTGGGGCCCAACGGAAAAGTTTACGCTTTTGAGCCTCAGCGCCTGATATTTCAATTGTTGTGTGCTAATTTAATATGCAATGAGGTTTATAACGTTTTTGCTTATAATGCCGCGGTCGGAGACAGGCCGGGCGAGGTATTGGTTCCTGACTTAGATATTGGCCTTGAGGAGAACTTTGGAGCTGTGCGGGTTGCGGGCAATGAAGGGATAAAAGTTGACCTAATGACCATCGACCAATTAAAGCTTGATCGGTGTGACTTTATTAAGGTTGACGCTGAGGACTTTGAGCCGCAAGTAATGCTAGGCGCCTTTGAGACGATCAACAAATTATCTCCCGTTATCTATCTTGAGTACAATTATCACGTTAGAAGCACAATCAATTTTTACATAAAACAGTTCCTGAAGGGCTACACTGCTTGGGAACACAACGAGCCTATATTTAAGGAAAACAATTACTTTGAAAACAAAACCAACCACTACGACTCAATATGTTCGTTGGGCTTGATCTTGTCAAAGAATGACATTCCTGGTGTCACTGATTCATTGCAGATAGTTTCAATATAATGGAGGCCTTAATGCAGTCATCTGCCGTATTCAAAATTTTTAAACTTAACCCCGCTGTTTTCCAAGCCAATCCTCAGTTACCGGACGACGAAGAAGGCGGAAACGCATTTTGTGGGAACTGTGTTTTTTGGGACAAAGACGAAGATGAAGATTCAATCGGTGAATGTCGCCGCAACCCGCCCCAGGTCATTACATTGGCTGACGAAGACGGAACCATGACCCCGGTATCTGTTTTCCCGGCCTCTGAAGTTGACCAGTGGTGCGGGGAACACCAGGAAGAGTAAAAATGACGGGCCAGTTTTGTACGGACGAAGAGATTGCCGCTGCCTGTAGACAGTACAGTAGCACAACAGAGGCAGCCCAATCTCTAGGAATGAGCGACCGTAATTTTCGCAGGAGGAAATCTAAGCTAAACCTCCACACGAAGGCACACGTTCAGAAAGCCGAACATAGGGGCGGTGTCACAGACGGCACCGTCCTTGTTTTTTCCGACGCACATTTCTGGCCTAACGTCAGGACGACCGCTCTCAAGGGCCTCTTATGGGCGATAAAAGAGCTTAAACCGGTGATGGTCATCGCGAACGGAGACATATTTGACGGGGCCGGGATCAGCAGGCACCCCAGGTCGCAATGGCAAACGAGGCCAAACGTCCGGCAGGAACTCGAGGCTTGCAAGGAGTACATGACCGAGATTGAGGAGGCCTGCCACAAAGCCCGCCACCATACTCAGTTGATCTGGCCACTAGGCAACCACGACACCCGGTTTGAATCTCGCCTGAGCGCCTTCGTGCCTGAATTTGAGGGTGTTCAGGGGCTGACGCTACAGGAGCATTTCCCGAAGTGGCACCCCTGCTGGAGCTGCTGGCCGACGGACGATGTAATCGTTAAACACCGTTTTAAAAGTGGCGTCCACGCTACGCATCAGAACACGGTCTCGGCAGGGGTTACGATCGTTACAGGGCACCTGCACAGTCTCAAGGTCACGCCGTTCTCGGATCTTCGTGGAAACCGTTTCGGGGTTGATACCGGTACGTTGGCTGAGATTGACGGGCCTCAGTTTCTTGATTATTTAGAGATGAACCCAACAAACTGGCGGTCTGGGTTTGCTGTTTTGACCTTTAAGGATTCAAAATTGCTTTGGCCGGAGCTTGTCCACAAGTGGGATGAGGGCGTGATTGAATTTAGAGGGCAACTTATTGACGTAGGTGCGTTATGACTAACTTTATTCAAAAACAGATTGAGGTCTCTGAGCGTCTTTTCTACGCGATGAAGAAGGACCACGAGGAGCGGGTAAATCGGATTGAGGTCTGGCAGAAGACTAGCGATAGTTTGATGGCAAAGCTTGAAGAAAGAGACCGAGAAATTGAACAACTAAGGGCAAAGATAAATGGCTGAATATCCAAAGTGTTTTGGAGATAGAAAGCAATATACGGAGTGGGTGAAGTTTGCAAGACACTCCCACCCGCATCCAAATCACGGTTATTGCGAAGACTGCACCTTAGAATACAAGACAGAAATGTTGAAGCAGAACCGGTGTGAGTTCCCTGAGGTCAAGTTTAAAAAATCTCGCGATGGCGGTCTTGAGGGTTACCGATCGGCGTCCGAGATCAAGGTACTAAAAGACGTCAGATTCCAAAAATACTTAAAGGAAATCACCGCATGATCATCAGCAACACGAACACCGGCGGGCACTGGTATACCAGGGACGGCGATCCTCAATATACCCAAATGGGACTAAACGGGAAGGAGCGCCCGACGACTCTGCGGGATGCAAGAAAAAAGGATTTGGTCCCTAGCGTCACTACAATCCTGGGAGTCGTAGCCAAGCCAGCGTTAAACCTTTGGATTCAGAAGCAGGTAATTCTGTCGGCCCTGAAGCTTCCGAAGGAGCCCGATGAGGCGGTTGATGATTATGTATCTAGGATTATCAAGGATGGGCAGGAGACGTCGCGACAGGCGGCCGCAGAGGGCACTAGAATCCACTCAGCGATCGACCACTTCTACGACGAGAAGGAGCCCGTTGAGGCATACGCAGAGCACGTTCAGGGGACCACCTCGACGATCAAGCTTGCTTATGGTGAGAAGAAATGGATTGCAGAGCGGGCGTTCGCTCATGAGATTGGCTTTGGCGGACGGGTTGACCTTCACGCTGACGGGATTGTCCTTGACGTTAAGACCAAAGAATTTGAGTCAGAGTCAGAGATCACTAACTTCGACGAGAACCTGATGCAGCTCGCCGCCTACCGGGTTGGCCTGGGTATGCCTCAAGCAGTCTGCGCTAACGTGTTTGTATCCCGGACTCGGCCAGGACTTGTTAGCATTCAGGAGTGGACGCCGGTTGAACTGGACCGCGGATGGGAGATGTTCTGTCACCTGCTGCAGTTCTGGCAGATTCGGAACAATTACCTATAGCGTTCTCGAGCCTGCTTAACGGCCTCGAGCCCAAAAGCTGCAGGAACAGCGATAGGCGCAAGTGGAGGATACATTGATGCCCCGGTGGCCGCCAATTGAGATGCGGCTATAAGGGCGTCGAGATATTCCTGCCTCTGCAGCGCTTCGTCTATTTCTGCGACGTTCATGCCCATTGAAGCACTTGCGGCGCCGTACCCAACTACCGGGAAACGTTTGAATGCTGTTTCTGCAACTCGAGCACCAATCTGGCCTAAAGGGGTTTCTCTAACTGACGTCAAAGCCGCTCGAGCACGATTGATTGGACGTTCAGCCTCTAGCCTGGCTGCCCTGGCCCTATTAGTGTCTTCTTCAATTTGAATGAGGCGCTGCTGATTTGCCTGCTCCTCTACCAGTCTCTGCTGCATCGCCTGCTCTCTTGCAGCGGCGGCCCTTTCGTCGGTTTGTTTACTCAAGCGTTCCCAGATTGCATTAGGATCATCGGGGCTAAGTTTTGGGTAAAGCTTGTTGATCCGTTGCGACACTTTAGAGCCGCCCTGCACCTTGCCACGTTGGTACATTGACGCAGACTCAGGAACCGATCTAGAGCCCGGCGTCTCAACACCTCGCCAGTTCCTCGACCACTTCTCTCCGCTAGTTCCTCCGGTAGCAGGGGCCTCAGGAAGGGCACCGGATGGAAGTCGTAGCTGAGGCTCTCGCCTTTCGAGAGTAGATCTCCGCTGTGATTCCATTTGAGCGTACTGAGCCCGAGCCCTTTCACGAGCCATCTCCTCGCGCATAGCACGAGTATCCGCCCTGTTCAATCTGGACTCTGCAAAGCCATACCCGGCACCTAAAACGGCCCCGGTAGCCGCAGCCATCTCCTTGTTCTTCTGAGCCTCTACAGCAGGATCGGCCGCCTCCTGTGTATAGATAGTGGCCTCTGGGGTCGGCTCATTAGGCTCTGGCTCAACTTCAACCGGCTGCTTAGGCTCGTTTGGTGTCGGCTCCCCCTCTCCGAACCCACCATAGCCATTTATCTTGGCGATGTAATTCTGAGTCTCTTCCGGCAGGTCACCCTTTCCAGTCTTAAAGAAGGAATGATTCGGGCCGGCGTTATACATTCCCGCGGCCATCATCGAGTCACCATTACTGCGAGACAGGAAGTCCTTTAGAACCGAGACCCCGGCCTCAATGTTCTTCTCCGGGTCTGTCAGGTCTTGACGACTGAACCCGTACTCTTTCCCTGTCCCAGGCATGACCTGCATGATCCCAACGGCGCCTTTAGGGCTCAGGATGACCTTACCATTCTGGTCGTACTGACGGAACCCGTTCTCTGCAAAGGCCAACGAAAGCGCGAGGTTTACAGGGACCCCCTGAGCCTGGGCCTGTTCCCGGATCATCTCTACTACGCGCTTCTGACCTTCGTCTAAGTTATCTAAGTAGTTTGCCATTACTGAACCGCCTTGTTTGCATAGTCCTTCAGCTTGCTGCGAACGGTCGTCAACACCGCCTCATCCTTAGGCTTTTCGGTTGGCATAGGTCCGAGTCCGATCGACTTCTTAATCTTCTTCAAATCCTCTGAGTAGTCGTTCTCAATCGTGTCGTAGGCTTTGCTGCGGTTGAACTGCTCGATGGTCCCTTCAGGATTCTTGTCGCGCCAGGACTGGAACGTCTTGATATAACGCTCGTTCATGTTCGCCTGGGCGTAGGCCAGCTGAGACTTAAACAGCAAAGCGTTCGGTGGATCTTTGTACACTAGGCCGTTGATGTCCTGGACGATCGCCCGCTCCATGTTCGTAACGGTACCCTGCCCCTTAAGGTAAGTTTGAGAGTTTAAAAGTTCCGCTCTGCGCAGGAGGCTGCCGGCTACGTTCAATTGATCGATAACCTCTTTCGGGGCGTCTACCTGAACGATCGCCTTATCGAAGTTTGTAATCGCAACCTGGTACCCGCCTACGTTCAGGCCGCCGCTGACAAGCTCTCCGATTGCAGCCCTGACGCCAGGCTTCGCAGTCGGCCCCAGAACCTTCTGAACGTCCTTCTTGTTGAAGATGTCAATAAGCGTTTTGGTGTCGTTCTTCTGTTCTCTGAGCGCAGGGATCTTAGAAACAAGGTCCTCTTGGCGCTTCTGCTCGGCTTTTTGTTTGTCAATGTTGACTTGTTTTTTGGCCTCTATATCAGCCAGCTCTTGTGCTTTCTGTACGTCTCGCTCTCCTTGCGAAAGAACCTTAGGCGCTCCAGGCTTGCCGGTTGCGTTGGTAATGTTTGCAAATATTTCACCAACTTTTTGAGAGTTTTTATTCAAGACTGCGTTGTTAAATTCACTTGCGGTCGCAGGATCGGTGTCGTAAGTTTTTCCGTTGAAAACAATACTATTCCCGCCCCTAGCAAGGACCAGCCTTGGCGTACCAGACGAGATGTCAACGATGCCATCCTCAGTCTTAACCAGGTTGCCTTGTTTGGTTTTGTTGACTGCGTCGTCAAGCTGCCCTTGGTCAACCTTCAGCTTTGCCTCTTTAACGGCAATGTCTCGAGCATCAATCTGTCGCTTCTGAACAGCGGCGTCAAACTTTTGCCCTTTTTCAATCGCGTCTTGAATTGAAACACCCTGACGGAATGCATATTCGGCCATATTCCGACCTTCTTCCGTCATCCCCAAAATAAGCTGCTCTTGAGCAGGCGAGACTTTCGCTTGGGGAGGGGCTGAGAGTGGCGCAGGAGATGGTGCTTGAGGGGGCGCAGCAAGAGGAGGAGGCTGGTAAGGTTTAAAGACTAGCTCTGGCGTTGGGGTGCCAGTGGTCTTGATTGGTTGCATTGGAGGTAATTCGCCCTGTGTGGCCACTTCCAATGGACGCTGAACAATCCCTGGAGCAGGCGCCGCACCGATCGCAGACGTTAAGGCGCCACCCTCTGCAGGCGGTGGTACCGGTAGAGCGCCGGCGGGTGGCTGTCCTGGTAAAGCAGCGGCAGGCGGCTGGTTACCACGGAGAAGTGCAAGGCCCTCTGCTTGGTTTTTACGCTGCTGCTCAATGGTAAGCAGCTCTTTGTTGATGTCGAATCGAGCTTTGTTCTCTTCGATGTTCCGCTTGAATTCTTCTTCTTGCGACTTGCCGACAGCCCCAGCAACATTACCTAATGCCTCAAATGCGCTACCTGTTTTTGTTGGAGTCAAAAAAGCTTGGGCAGCGGCCAGATAGGAAGGATCAAAGAAGCGATTCTTCCTTTGGTCCAGAGATTCAACAAGCTTTTGATACGCCTCCTCTAGGCGAGCCTGGTAATCTGGATCGGTAAGCTGGGTGCCTTTATTAGCCATAAACAACTCTCTTAAAGAGCGCCTTCTTCGTTTTCGTAATTAGCGGTATAGAACGGGCTTCTTGTATCACTTGAATTGAAATATGGCAAAAGTTTATCAACGCCAACATTCCATAAACTTCCAAGAGATGATAGTTGCGATGAAGAAAGTCCAAATGCATCAGTGTTACCCCCTCCAATAATTGAAGCGAGGCCACCAATTTTCTGAAGGTCACTCAATCCAAACTGCCCTTGAGTGCCAGGCTTGACTGTGGTCTGAGTTTTTTCCGTTGGGACTTGATAGCCACGCAGCAATCCAGCAACGTTACTCGCCGTAGCAAGAGGCGCCTCAAGCTTTTGTTGCTCATATTTCTGCTTTTCTGCGCCGGCTTTTCTTAATGCCTCAGATTCGTTCAATCCTAAGGTCTGGGCCTGGGTAGCAAGATCACTCTGAAGCTTGCCTGCCTGCGTTTGGTTCTGCTGCTCTTTCAAAAGGGCTTGTACGGCGTTTTCATAGCCGCTTGAGAGTAGCTTGCCTTGTTCCCCGGCTAGGTTTGCAGATACGTCCGTCATCGCCTGACCAAGGGCGCCAGCGTAACGTGAAGACCCAAGAGCGCCGGAGCCGACAAAGCCACCAGTAATCTGCGGCAGGATATTGCGCTGGAGGGCGTTCCCAGACTGCCTGGCAAGCTCTTGAACAACGTTAGCTGTGTAGGGGTTCATCAGCTGCTGCAGGCGCTCTGGAGTGATTCCAGCGGCTGCTGCGTTTGCTGTTGTAGTGGCGCTCGCAAGTCCAGGCTGATAAGCACCGGCCGCACCCGCTACCTTTTCATAACCCTGCGTTTGCATCGGGTCATAGCCTGCGACCAGCTGATCAGCAGTCTTCTTTAAATAGTCTTGCCCAGTAGTGGATAGACCAGTAACCGTCTTGTTGTACCAGTCCGGCGCAGTCTCTTTGGCTGTCTGCGTCTCAGTTACGTTTGGCAGCGCACCACCTTGAAAAAATGACATTACTTTCTCCGCTTCATATATTCGAGTGGTGACAGGGCTTTAGGCGGCAAATCCTTCGGGGCTGCCTTCCTAGCTCGAGCGCGGATGTTGTGCATCATTTTATACAACTGCTCGCTCCCGGCCTTAGTGGAACCATTCCCTAGCGCAGCCACAACGTCAGCAGGGAAAACAAACTCCCCGTCTGCAAGCATGGCCGGAATATCGTCGGATTGGCCATCGCCAGGGCCAGAAACGGCATCTCCGCGACGGTAATCTGTTCTCATTTTACCCGATTTATAGAGCTTTTTAAACGGGTCTGCTAATCCGCCCTTTGCAAAGGCCATCTCTTCAACTTCAGGCTCTTCGGTCCCTAGAATCTCGTCAATCGAAGGGGCCTCGCCGTATTCGTAATATTGCTGTTTGGGCATTGGAGCCTCCGGTTGGGTAACTTCTGGTGCAGTGTTCTGCTCGACTTTAGCAAAAAATTGATCAAGTATGCCCCGGTATCCCGGTTTTCCGCCAATAACCATCGGGCTAATTTCTAAAAATGGCGTTGCTGCCGCGACACCAGCTGCAATTTTCGGCATAGAAAACTGAAAGCCAGCTCTTCGTCGAGGAATACTTATCGTCAGGCTTGGTTTAGTAGACGTAACCGAAGCAGTGGTAGTAATCGAAGCAGTAGGCGTAACAGAAACAGTAGGCGTAACCGAAACAGTAGGCGTAACCGAAACAGTTGTTGTAATTGAGGCAGTGGGGGTAATTGTTGAGGTAATCGTTGAGGTAAGGGTCGGTGTAATGGTTACGCTAGAGGTCAGTGTAGAAGTTGGCGTAGGGACCGTCGGCAATACATCAACGGAAACATCTGTGCTGGTTTTAACGGAAACGTCTGTGCTGGTTGTGACCGAAACTTCTGGACTAGTAGTAACCGAAACTTCTGGGCTAGTAGTAACCGAAACTTCTGGGCTAGTAGTAACCGAAACCTTTTGACTGGTGGTAACTGAAACTTCTGGACTAGTGGTAACTGAAACTTCCGGCCTGGTAGTAACAGTAACTTCTGGACTAGTAGTAACTGAAACTTCTGGGCTAGTGGTAGCCGTAACTTCTGGGGTAACCGAAACTTCTTGACTAGTGGTAACTGAAACTTCTGGACTGGTAGTAGCAGTAACTTCTGGGGTCACTGAAACTTCTGGAGTAACCGTGACTTCTGGGCTAGTGGTAACAGTAACTTCCGGGGTAACCGTAACTTCTGGGCTAGTGGTAACTGAAACTTGTTTACTAGTTGTGACCGTAACTTCTGGGTTAACCGTAACTTCTTTGCTAGTTGTAACCGTAATTTCTGGACTAGTGGTAACTGAAACTTGTTTGCTAGTTGTAACAGTAACTTTTGTCTCTGGAATGACACTAACTTTATCTGCAGAAGCTTTTTCTATAGAAGCCTTGGTTTTAGATACTTTGTCAGCAGAAACTTTTTCTACAGAGGCTCTGTAGGTGGAAGCTTTATCTATTGAAGCTTTTTTCACAGAAAGCTTTACAGACTCAGAAACCGATGCCTTGCTAGCAGAAACTTTTTCTACAGATTCCCTGTAAACAGACGCCCTGTCGATTGAAGCCTTTTCTGCGGAAAGCTTTACAGACCGGGAAATAGACGCCTTATCAGCGGAGGCCTTACTTACAGATGCTTTGTAAATAGAATTTTTTTCTGCTGACGCTTTTTCTGTTGAGGCCTTTTCTAACGAAACCTTTTCTGCAGAAACACTTCTTAGTGATGCCTTTTCTTTTTGTGTTTTATCAACCATTTCTTTGTCAAAAGATGACTTATCCCTGGATGCCTTTTCAACAGAAAGTTTATCAGCAGATTTTTTTTCTGCGGACAATTTTGCTATAGAAGCTTTATCTTCAGATGCCTTTGCCAAAGAGTTGCTAACGGAAGCCTTTGCCACGGAAGCTTTTTCGGCGGAAACTTTATCTATAGAAGCTTTATCTTCAGATGCCTTTATCAAAGAAGCACTGACAGAGGCTTTTGCCATAGAAGTCTTTTCTGCAGACGCTTTGCTTGTAGAAGCTTTTTCTTCAGAGACTTTCGCCAAAGAAGCGCTAACAGAAGCTTTGGCCACAGAGGCTTTTTCTGTAGAAACTTTATTAACAGAGGCCTTTTCTATGGAGGCCTTGTCTATAGAGGCTTTTGTTATAGAAGCTTTTTCTGTAGACGCCTTGTCTATAGAAGCTTTTGTTATAGAAGCCTTTTCTGTAGACGCCTTGGAAACAGATAAGTCAACAGAAGCTTTGTCCACAGAGGCTTTTTCTGTAGAAACTTTATCAACAGAGGCCTTTTCTGTGGAAGCCTTGCTAGTGGAAGCCTCCGCTAAAGCCTTAAATTCAACCGCAGCTTGTTTTAAAACATCTTCCTCTTTCCCCGATCCTGCATATTTGGCGGCCACCTCTTCGGGCACCACAAAGTTGTTGAACTGCTTTGCAATGTTCTGCAACTCATCTCGAGATACATACGTTGGATCTATTGCAGCCCTAGCATTTTCTAGCGCTCGCTCTTGGGTTTCGCCCGCCCCAACTAAAGACTTGTAAACTTGTTCAGTTGGATTTCCTGCTCCTTCCGCCTGATACATCTCATCAACTTCTTCAGGCGTAATGGCAAATTTTGAATTGGCACTGTTTGCAATGTAAGCAATCAGACTTGGATCGGTAACTCCACTTGCCTTTGCCGCATCCGAAATAGAAGAAATTGCTTTGGCTGAACTGACAGCGTCATTAGGGTCAACTTTCTGACCTTGAGCGACAGCTATTGCAACATCAGGGTTTGTGAAAATAGCAAGGTTTCCCTTCAACCCAGCCACAGAAGCTATTGTGCCTCCGGTAAGACCCCCGACTAAACCAGCAAAAGCTGCCTGTGCTAAATTTTTTCCTGGGTCAACTTCAAGACCGTTCGTTGCTTTATAAATGTCTGCAACCAAAGCGGGAACTGCGTCTTCAACTGCCTCTTCCCTTGCCTCCCCAGTCGTTGTTTTTCTGACTGTAGATACATATCTGTTTAAAGCGTCTTGAGCGTTTTGTCCAGCGGGCGTATCTCCGTTTTTAACCAAAATCTTTGATAATAAATTTGAAGAATCCTTGTTGCCTTTTGCTTGCAAGGCTGTAGAGGTAACAAGTGTTGCCGCAGCAACTGACATTCCTGCAGTCATGGCCATTTCTGCCGCTTCAGCCGGGCTTTTCCCGCTTTTTATTGCCGCAGAATAGACATCTTTATAAGTAGTATCAAATCCCCCGACTGCGCCAGCAAAGGTTTCGGAGCCCTCTGCAACCACTACCCCAGCCCGACGGCCAATAAAAGAAGCAAGCTCCTTTGTTGCACCGTATGACCTAGCGGCAGAGGTTGCGTACTTCGCAGCTGCAATACCAAGCCCGCCGGTAAGCGCCTCACTTACAACTTCTTGTCCAACAAAGTGGAATAAAATAGCTTTCGGATTTTCAAAAAGATTTTCTGCAATTGCGGCCGCGGTGCCGGAAAACCCCTTTGCCCCAGCGACGTCTCCGGTTATTTTATCTAAAGCTGCCTGTGATTCCGGAGTCCTTACCTTATCACTAAGTTTTGATAGAGAGTCTGATAACTTTCCAGCGGCTGTGTTTTTAGCATCAACCCCCAAAGCCGAAGAAATTAAAGCAAAAGTCTTCGCGGCATCAGCTCCGCCGCTTAAAAGTACTGATACGGCATCCCTGACAACGCTAGGAGTCTTATCTTTTAAACTGTCAACAATTCCGGCTGCAGATTTAAAAATTTCAGATTCTTGTTTATCCAGAGAGGCGGGCCGAAGGTTTGCTGGGATACTTTTTATAGTTGAAAGATAAGCAGTTGGGTCAATTTTTTTTATTTCGTCAGGGTCGGATATTCCGTACTTCTGGTCCCGAACTCGAGCGCTCTGAATTTGAACCCATACATAACTGCCGTCCGGGTTGCGGAGCATTGTGGCAGTTCTCTCCTTGTAAATCTGATCCGGCGTAGCAAACTTTGCCCCAGTTGGAAGTTCAAAAACACTAAGAGGAGGTGGGTCCCAGGAGCCATAGACCTTTGATAGAGCAGGCGCCTTGTCCTTGACAATGGTTGTCTTTGCTAACGCTTCAGGCGGCGTGTTAACCGTATAAACCGCGCCATCTTCTCCGGTCACCTGGAATGTCTTTTGTCCTTTTTTTCCAGCTTCATACGCTGCGGTAGCCCACTCCCTAGCTGCAGATGGCTTGACCGTAAAACTAGAAGGGGTCTGGTCGCCGTAGTCGCTATAGGCATCAGCAAGGTCATTAACGACGTCCTGGTTAAGCATCGAAGCAGGCACATTTGCAGCCTTCGATAAACCATCAGCAATCCCCTGATTATCAGACAGGTCCTTTAGCTTTTGCTCCGACTTGTTGATCGGCTGCGACATTCCAGAAGATAGCCAATGGTCGTAACTGTCCTCTGGTGGATTTCCATGCAAGTCTGAATATTGTTTTGCATCAAATTCTGGAGCTAAAGACTTTACAAAAGAAATTTTAGTTTGGTCGTTTAGCTTGTCGTTGTACTCTTTAAGGTTTGACCCCGCCGCAGCAAGGTCAGATTTGAGTGCGTTAAATTGTTCTACACTCTTTGGGATCGAAGCCTTTAAAGTGTCAAGTTCTCTATTTAGTTCGCCAGTTTCGTCTTTGAACTTGTTCCATCTGTTTTGTAGCGAGGAAGATGCAATTGAATATCTTTCGTTCGCCTTGTTAAGGGTGTCGATTTGATTATTTATTTCTCCAAGACCGGCCCCAGACTCAATCAAGCTATAGTAGTCACTGGTAGCCTTTTCTTGCGCTTTTTGAGCATCATTAAACTCAGTCATTGCTGGGTCTAGTTGGCTCTTGATTGTCGAAAGCCTTTCCTGAAGTACAGACTGCCTGTTCTGACTTGCGGTAATAGTATCTACAAGACCATCTAAATCCGCCGCAGACTTTTCAACAAAAGAAGACAGATCCCCAGATGTTTTTATTTTTTGTTGAGCGCCTGTGCTTAGATTTTTTTTAAGACTCTCAACTCCGGACCTTGCGAGTTGATTGAAGGAATCCTGCCCGGCCTTAACCATTGTTTTTATTAGGGCCTGATCAATCGGTTTATTTTGAATTAAAGCCGTTGCAGTATTTGAAATCCCGGAAACCAACAACCTTTCTTGCTGTGGCGTTAACCCGAGCCCCTTGACAGAATCCGTAATAATTCCCGAGGCTGTAATCGCAGACTGAATTACAGCGGCGGTTACTGGTTGCTTGCTTAGTTTTGCCTCTACCGCATCCGCAATTATTTGTTGAGATCCGGGAGACAACTTGCCAAAATCAGAAACCTGACCCAGAACGTAAGGGATGGCTGCGCCAACACCTGCCTCTGCAAAAGTCTTTAAAACATCTCCAGCGTCTCCGGTCCTGACAATTGACTGGATTGTGTTTTTTGTGCCACTGACAACCGTCTGTTTGATTACATTTGCAACATCCCCTTTGCCAAAGGTAGAATCAATAACGCCGCCAATCTCCTTGCCTACCAAGTTTCCTAAATAATCGCCGGCGAATCCCTTTGCAAAAGACTCAAAAATGTCACCAACGTCTCCAATTTTGTTGGCGGCGGCCTGAATTGCTGTAGAGATAACGGCAGTTCCAAATGCACCAGCCGCGGCTCCACTAAGGCCAGCAGCGGCCCCTATCAGTCCCCCAACACCAGTAAGTGAAACCCCAAGGAAAAGGATTGGGGCAATTTTGTTCCAATCGCTTGAATCAGACCACTGCGGAGACGGGGCAAATAGAGTTGTTCCGTTGGCCTGCTTTACTGGCTGGAGGCTGTAGTCGGTCCACCCCTCCCCCTCTCCAGTCGAACCAAACTTGGCAGGAATCTCCTTCCCGTTTAGTTTGTTTATTGTTACTTCATAAGCCGGCTTTGTAGGAATCAGTTTTGATGTATATACCGGCTCATATTTGTATTTGGTAACGTAACCTGTGCCGTAAGGAGCCTTTTCGCTATACGCTACTTTAACCGTCTTCCCCGTATCTACTTTTTCATAGTGTTGAGGGACTGCCGGAATGGTTTTTGTTCCAATGTCGTTAAGGCTAGTGACTCCGTATTGGTTATACAGGATGTCAGACATTATCTGAACGTGTCGATCTGCCTGCAAAGCCTTATTAGAGTACGCGCCATTAGCCGCATTATTTATTAAAAATAATTCCCCTTTTAGCTTTGTGAGCGCATCATCCATATATCACCATGTCCCTGTTCGAGCTTTTTCGTGAATTATTTTGTTTTTATAGTCAATCCCGGAAAACTCTGCAAATTGCTCTAGAGTTCTAACGTTACCCAAGCCAAACCGCCCAACATCTTCGCTGCGAAACAACATTGCAGAAAGGCGCATTTTGGCTCTCACATCAAGATTCCCCCATTTTAACTTACGATCTTCGTCTTCATCTTCCGACCAATGTTTTTTTCTGTAGCTGTCTCCGTCACCCTTTTCAAATAAGTGATAAATCGGCATCGCAGGGGCATGATACACATCCCATCCATGAGTAAAAGCCCTGACAGCTAAAGAGTGCTCCTCTCCATTAAAGTAAAGGTAGGGGTCATATGGGACGTCGTACACAAACTTCCCTGGCGCAAAAATACACCCAGCGCCAATATAAAAACCTCTCACTGGAATCAAAGAGTCAACCCCAACTGGATGTACAGGTATCACCACACCGTTTTCTTCAAAGGACGCATCTTTTGTACAAACGTGCCCGATCACCTTCTCATCATCAATAACCGGCGTTGACTTCCCGTTCTTAAACGTAAACCCTCGAGGATAGCTAGAGATCAGGCACTTCTTGTTGCTCATGCGTAGAATTTTGCTCATCTCAACAAAATACTCGTCCCAGTCATCCCCAAAAATGGTGTGAGAGTCGCACTGCAGCAGCCAGTCCTCATCGTTGTACAGCGACATCTGAATGGACCGAGCCCAGCAGGCGCCCCTTGAGGCCGTCGGGTCTATGGCTATGTAGGTGATGTCTGCGCCGAAGAAGGCATTCTGGTTTATGCGGTGCTCCAGGACCTCCTGTTCAACAATCCCAAACCTAAGCCTCTCTGGGTACTTGGCATGGTCTAGGGCGCTTTTGATTGTGTGTGCTAGTAACGGGTCGCGATATGATGAGATACCAACAAAAATAGTGTCAGACATTTCCATTCATCGTGTTAATAAGGGCAGAGGCCCAGTCCGACCAGTCTCCGTAATGATCAGGATCGGGGATGGCTTCGTTCGCAAAGACTCCGATAGCCTTGAGGCCTCGACCCCACTGCCGCCAATCAGTCTTCTGGTTTGGTATCTCAAGCTGATTACTGGCAAATTGCTCCACCATCAAGTCAGCCCAAGAGACAAAAGTATGATAGCGCGGGTCATATAAAACAGCCATCAATACCCCCGAACGTCGCCGACATCTCCACTTAGCAACACCTTCCCGAGCTGGTAATTGCCGTTCACCACGTTGCTAACAAAACGCAACCTCATCTCCCGCCTCTGCTCCTTCATATCAATTTTCCCCGTATCAGGCCCAAATACATAGGGCCCAGACGTTGCATCAGCAGACTGTGCGTAAGGTCTTCCCGTGATTACCAGGCTCATGTCCCCGGTCTGTACAAAATCAGGCTCTACGCGCTCTAGACGCAGCCATTTGTTGTCCCCCGCTACCCCAGCCTGCCCAGGGATAGGAGCCGGTGCTGCAGGGCCTCCTGACACCCACCCCAGGTCGTTTGTCTCAAAGTAGGACTCAATTGCCGAGGCGTCCTGGCCAGTTACATCGTTAACGCCGTACTCATGCTGATAAATGCGAATCCGGTTCGATGGAGAACTGAACGTTAGCGTCTGGGTACCTGATCCAGTTGCCGCAATTGACATCTGAATGCTCTGAACATAAACCTCACTAACAGGAACAGAGAATCCAGCTCCACCAGGAATAGTCGCCGTCAGGACTGCCCCAATAACGTACCCAGAGCCCCTGTTGACGATCGTCACCGAGGTAACAGAACCTCCGCCACCTACGACTATGTTTGCCGTCGCACCGAAGCCCCCGCCACCAGATAATGCAGTCGCATTGTACGTCCCTGGCGTATAGCTAGAGCCACCCGTCAACGCACCGAGCGTCTTTAGGCTATTTGAAACAACCGAGACAACGGTAGTATTGGCCGCGACGTTGGTGCCGGTAATGACCTGAAGCGGATCTGCTAGGGGGCTTGCAAAGTCTGCGTTTAACCAGACGCTCCCGCTCACTGTTGTGAAGCTATTCACAAATACCTGTGTGCTTGGGATTGTGGTTGACTGCGCCATAATCGGGTACGGGAAAACCATCGAGAAGTACCCAGCACTCCTGCGGGCCCCTAAAGCCTGGCCAGCGTCATACCATACCCCAGAGCGGACATTAAAAATCACCGCATCGTTACATTCAGTTGACGTGCCTCGAGGATAAAACCACCAGATTTCACCGAACCTTGGCACCTTTGTTGCCCAGACCTTCTGCCTCTGCGAATAGTTAAGGTTGTCAAAGAAGTAGTTCTGGTTAAAGTCGTTAGGGATCTCCTTGACCGTTCCGCCGTAGAGCAGGAATCTGTCAACGCCACACCAATAATAAATCCCGTCGTACTCAATCGCAGACTGGCTAGACATGATAGAAGTCTGCCCTGAGACCGTCTCATAACGCCAAAACTGAGGTGGGGTACCAGAACCGCCAATATAAGAGACGCGGATTAGACTATCCAGACTCCAGAACAGGCCAGACGGGGAATTGCTACCGCCTCGAACGGCCAGCCCCTGCACAATCTTCCCGGTGGCGACGTTAACCTCGTTTGCATCCAATCCAACCCAATTTAAAGGGTTACCGGCCGAGCAGTTTTTAAGAAATCCGTTGTTGCCGTAGACGAAAACGTAAGGATGCAGCGAGACCACGCCACCAGAGACGTCTACGTTGTTGTCAAACGTGGCGGTAATGGTTCCAGACGGGACAACATTGCTAACGGTCACCGATGTAGTGTTAACACCTACGACAACCGTATTAGCCGGGACATTGGTGCCGGTCATTGTCTGGCCCACCCCAACCAACGGGTTCGCTGCTGCCAGGGTTACTACGTTCGTATTGTTGCCAGTAATAGAGGCAGTAAAAACGCCGATCTTGGACATCGTGGTGCCGTTAATGTCGCCAATCAGCACAGGCGTATTAACCGAACCATCAACCGCGGCAAGGTTCTGACCAGGGTGAGCAACGATTGAGCCTACGCCGCTCCCGCCTACGTCATAGAACCCATCAAACTGCCAGAGGTTGTTGGCGCTAACGGTAAAGTTAGACAGCGTAAAATTCTGAATACCCTGGCCGTTTCCGTTGTTGTCGATCACCAGCTCCTGCAGGCCACCGCTGTAGCCCGAGAAAATCTGGTTGATACCGTTCGTGGCGTTGGACCACATCCCTCGAGAGGGCCCAGTAAGCTGATCAGAGAGCATTCGGTATCCGCCGATCTTACGGGGTCTGCCGCGCTGAAACCTTACCCAACGTCCATCAGTGTAGAAGTTTTTGTCAAATAGCGTCCCGTCGCGCTGTACTCCCGGCTGAGTATCTAGAGAAAAAACCTTTTTAGTCATCTCAGAATACCCCGCCAGATACCCCGCCAGTGAATGTGCCGGAGCCGCTAATTGTTAGCCCAGTTGCAGCAAGAGCAAGCCGCTTAATCCCAAGTATGGAAAAGCCAATCTCCCCAGTACCGATGTAGTACATTCCGGTTGCGGCCTCCGACAAGAAGGACAAAGAAGGCGAACCAACCGAGCCATTCACAAGCGCAAGCGACGACCCCCCAACGTTAATCGTGGAGGCGTTGAAAAGGTTCACTGAGTCGCAGAGCAAAATAATCTGCTGGCTGCCAGGAACCGAAACAGTTGCAGCGCCAGCGACTCCAGTCGTGAAGGTGATTGAGCCACTTGACTGATTCGTAACGTAATAAACCTGGATTGTCTGCGGCAGCACCACCGTCACAGGGTTAACGATCGTCCCGGTGTATTTCTGAATGACGTTAGCGGCCTCGGTGGCGGTCAGGGTATACGACCCCTCAGAAACCGCCTTCGTCAACTGCGTAAAGTTAAACTGAGCGCTCCTGCCCAGTCCAACAGTAAAAAAAGCGGCCCCAGAGCAGCAAATCATGCACGAATCACTGGGAGCCAAAGAAATTGAATTTGAGCCGTCAATTAACTGGCCAGAACTCGGTGCAATAGCAAGGTTGCCGCTGCCACCGTTACGCACCAAGATAAACCAGTCATTACCAAGCGTGACGGCCGAGGTAAGCGTCAGGGTACCCGAGCCGCCCGTCCAGACAAAAGTATCCGCCCTGTCTGCCGAGACCGCCGTATAAGCATTAGAGAACGTGTTGACCTGATGCGCAGTATTAAGCGTGGACGAGATCGCCTTGAGACCGTACCCAGCGAGCGTGGCGGCATCGGCATTAGAAGACCCCACACCAAAGGCAATAGAGCCCCAGGTCCCGGCAGCGGTCGTGTTAGTGGTGATGTATATGTAACGCGCCTGCCCAGCGGCGATCGTAGCCACCGCCCCGCCCGCATTGTCTAGTACATTAAAGGAGTTCGCGCCAGTGTTGCGGATTAGGCTGTCTTGACCAACAGAGGCCTGGTTCGCAGCGGGGAGGGTGATCGCTAGCCCCGCAGTGGTCGCAGAAACGTCCATGATGCGGGCAATTACATCCCCCGCGGCGTTACCACTAACCGGCCATGAAAGCGTCGTGTTAGCCGTTAGAGAGATGCTGCGGTAGGAGACGTCGGTAGGCTGAATGACGTCGCCGGTGAACGGGCTAATAAAACTCATTATGAATCCCTCACGACTGTTTGACGGTCACCGATCCTGGCAACATCCTCTGTTTTGAGTGTGGCAATTACCCGATCGTACTGCGCCTGCCACATCGGCATCCGTTCGTCATTCTTCAAAAACGGCATCGCCTGCAGCAAACTGCCATACAGCATCGCCTGAGGAGCGTACTGAGTAAACCAGTTCGTTTGATTCGTGACGTCCAGGGGCTGCACCCGCTCGTAATACAGAATCTCGTAGTTATAAGCCAAATCAGGTGTCGGCGCCACTAGCCAATGAGTGTAGTCGTAGTCACAATAATATATGGGCGTATCCGTCTGAGTGGCGTTAGGCCAGTAATTCCTCAAATACTCGTACTTACGCAAGAACACCGGCTGACGCTGGTTGTTATCAATAAGGTTGACGGAGACAGTCTTACGCCACCTTGCCGGCTTGACAATAACGGGCTGGCCGACGTTCATCGTGCTAGTCACAACCGTCAAGTTGCCCAGGAATTGGATTTCCGTAGAAATAACCTGCTCCGCCAGCATGATAAAGGTCGGGATCTTCTCAAGCGTGGCCGTGTCCGTGCGCTCCAAATAAGAGGAGATGTCGGTCACCAAACTCGCATACGTCATCTCAACGGCCATGACAATTCCTTACTTTGCGGCTACGCCCTTGTGCTTCTCAAAACTGCGCATCCCGCCAAACCCAAGTAGTCCAGCAAGTAAAGTCATGAG